TTCATCTTCAACGGATTCATCTTCATCTCCATATTCATATCTATAATCATATTCATATTCATAATTATCTACAACTCCTTGATATTCGCCTTCATATTCATCTTCATGTATATTTTTTTGGGCATTAAGAATTGCGCGAATCAATTCGCTTTTTCTTTTCTTGGTAACCCGATACGGTTCAGGGTCAACTTCACGATAAATAACCTGGAGTTCGGCGACAGTTTTGTTGTTGAGTTCATCATAAGTGTAAGCCATTTGTTTTCTCCCTTTCATTTTTAAAGATTATTGATTTACTGTTCACTTGAATTTTAAAATTAATAACGCTCCCTTGGGATTGCTCCCATTTCGATCATGTCAATATAAATTTCACTATTTGAATATTTGAATGTATTATTTATAATATTATAAAATGCTGTACACATGATTATCGCCACCAATGCATTCATAAAAAAGAGTTGGGGCTCGCCTTCCATTGCCAATTCTTCACAGCTCATCTCGCTCGGAGACTTATCCTTTGCCTGTCTGATTTCTGGATGATATTTTCCTATGTTTACAGTTTTTTCATCACCTCCTTTTTTGATGTAAATTTGAACATTGCCATCTGTTAACTCATTGCCTCCTGAAATTAATGTGATATTATCCAATTTTCTACAATATTTATCTATCAATTGTCTGGATTTATGATTATCTACACAATAGAAAACATAATCATTTTCATTAATTATATTTTTGATGTTTTGATTGTCCAGAAAATATGGGAATGCAGAATATTCAATATTTTTATATTTTTCTTTTAATTTTGATACAGAATAAACTGCTTTGTTGGTTCCCAACGCGTCCACATCAATAAGTTGTCTTTCCATATTTTTAGACTTATAATTTTTCCCATCGACAATCATTATTTCTTTTTTATCATCATTATCTGAAAAATTTAAATATCTGGATAGGAATTCAGACACGATAGTTCCAATTCCACCCGCCCCAATAATAACAATTCTTTTTTCGCCGTCTGTTTCCATATCTTTATCCTTTCAGTTAACATTGTTTAATACTTTTGCGCCGCTCTAAATCTATGGCATGCCAAACATCCAATAAACAATAGTCTTTGACCAAAAAATCTATTATATCATCTACATCCAAAAAATCAGCTATGAAATCACTGAAATCTTCTTCCAGAAAGGGCAGAGGCATGCAACCTCCATTTTCATCATTTGGATCTTTGAATCCTTTTAACAAATCGACATAATATAAAATTATTCCTTCACACATCGATTTAAATTGCTCTCTGTTTCTTGGTCTCAATTTATACAATGGGAGCCTTTCTTCATCCCAATCATATTCTACGATATCATTCCTATTGAAAATATTGCCGAATGTCATTGAACCAAAATTGAAATTAAAATTCTTTATTTTGGGAGTTCTCTTTTCGACTCTCGTATCAATTATTTTTTCTATGTTTGCCCTTTCTTTTTTATTATATTTTTTTACAAAATATCTTCCATTTTCCATTTCCAATTTTTCTATAACATCACTTGGATTTATTTTAAATCTATGGCCGCCAACCATGGCAGACGCCGAAATTTCAAACCTTATTTTTCCTTCAGTTTCAGAAATATTTCCATATGTCAAATGAATGCCATCAAAATTTATTTCGTCTTTATCATCTATGCCAGAATGAAATGCAGAGCCAAGATGAGAATGAATTGTTCCCATCTGGATAGAGTTCTTTCCAAATTTTGAACCTGGAGGAACCTCCGAATATGAAAGAGATGCCGCTCCAACTTTTTGTTTGGGAATATAATTTATATATTCCTTTTTATCGAAATCATAAAATAATACTATCACCCCCTCTGTCGTAAATTTTTTTTCAATCAAATGTAAAATATTCACATTCTCTCTTAAAATATCTTCCGGCATTTTTGGAATGTTTAATTTCAATAAACATTCTTGTTTCGCAATCACTGGAATATTTTTTGTTTGAACAATAGCCTTATATAAAGGCGTATTTATTTTTTCAAAAACTCCATTTTCCGCAACTATATATCCGTTTTTATTCATATTTATGGGTTCGTTTTCTTGTTTCTTGATTTGGATATCAAAATCTAACATTGTTCGCGTCTCCTTATCATGAATAGTTTCACGTTATTTCTAAAATTCACACATTTTCATAATTTTCCAAAAAGGCATTCTCAACGGAAAGACTTCTTCCAATCAAATTCATTCTTTTCACGTCTACATCCCACCTACTTTTCTTATAATACAATCTTGGGGACATAAATGTAACTGGGTCTATTTCAAAATTATCTATTGCATAATTATAACATTCGTTAATATTGATAGGTCTGTTTGTGTGAGGAATCAAATCACCACGTTGACCAGAACGAATAAAATCATTTTTTGGTGATTCTATCATTGACATATTATATTTTCTATCCCCTTTGTGATAAACATCGAAAAAGTTTTTAACGATTTTTAATGGAAGAGTTTTTAAATTTGATGTGAGAACAAGAGATTGGAAATTCGGATTCTCATCATCAACTATTATAGCTTTGACCAAATATCTTTTGTTTTTCACATAACCATAAAATGCCCCTTCTCTGACTTGAATCATATCATTTATTCTAACTTTGAAATCGCCATCTGAAATTTCTCTTTTAATTTTTCTAAATGAAAATAAATTTAAATCAATGCGTGTTATAAGTACCTCTTCATATCTTGAAAATGTGTGCTTACCCATGATATCTACTTTACAATAATTTCCATCATCAGATACAAAATTGAAAAAACAATGCAAGGTGTGTTGTTTTTCAATTTTTACATTAAAGGAATGCAATTTCCAAATTCTGGAATAGACATCCCATTTTGAATTTCTTTTTATTTTATGATTAGGTCTAAACAAATCTTCATTTTTAAATATTTCTTCTTCACTCAATTTGATATCTTCTTCATCGAAATATTTTTTAAATAATTCATTTCCTCCTGTGTAAATGTTTATATCGTAAAAATTGCCAAAGCTTTCATCAAAATTTTCTGTGTTTACATCATAAAGAAATTTATCTTTCGGATAATTCATGCCTCCTTTCAAACAATTAAAATTTTCAAAATATGTGACTTTGCAACTAAATGAATTATATTTTGGATATATCACAAATTCATCGCCTATTTTATAAACAATGTCTTTATTAACTTTTTGATAGTCATCTAAATCATCTTTCTCCATGTCATTCCCATGCATGGAATAGTATAAATGTTTGATATAATTTGCATCATTTTTTTTCTTGACGATGAAGGTATCGTTGCCGATAAAAAAATCCTTAATAAATCCATCCACCAACGAAAGTTTTTGTCCGTCACAAAATGCAAACCATCTATCATTATANTTTGACATCTTATACATTATATTTTCATTTTTATTTTTATTGCTCCGGACACAAGTTATTCTATTGAAATTTCTCATAAAATATCTATGATTTTTTAAATATCTTTTTGGCATAATTGAATATTCATAATCATTAAAGATTTTTCCATATGAAAATCCATTGTTCAAAATATTAATATTATTGATTAATTGAAGTTTTCCGCTGTTTAATTCTATAATAGAAGATGTATCAAAATATTTTTTCTCATTAAGTGAAAAGAAATTAGACGCCACATAAATTCCTTCTCTATAATGCTCAGTTAGGAGTATTTCATCCCCGCTCTTTATTCTTACTCTAGATCCAAAATAAGAATAAAAGACTTTCTTATTGAAAGGGCGAATAATTTTTTCTATATTTTTATTGTAAATAAGAGTGATAAATTCTTTATCTTCACTCTTCAAAGTTATGGTTTTTATTTTTTCATAATTTCTTATTTTTTCTACTCTAAGAATTTTACTATTTTTTGATGGCCATATAACTATTTTGCCTTTTTTGAAAAATGAGACCTTTGGCTCATACATGTAATTTTTTCGCTGATTTTTAATGATTTCAGCATATACTGGAGGTGTTAAACTTATTTCCACAACTCTATCTTTTTCCAGGATGTTAGCTGTAATGACAACTTTATTCAAATAATTCAAAAACGCAAAACTATCTTTTTCCACAATTTTTTCGATCAAAGGATCTTTTTCTTTTGTCTTATTTTCTATATTTCTTTTTATTTTATTGCTTATTCTATATGTTGCCCCCAGTATTTCATATTCATATTTGCCTATCTTAAAGGTATCATATTTATTATAAACAACAGAATTTAAAATTAAATCAGTGCAATGTTTAGTTTTTCTGCTGTAAACTACCTTGGATAAATAATCATCCAAGCTCAAAAAATCCATATTGCTCTCATCAATAAAATGAGATGTTTTATGAGCAGGGATTAATTCTTCTGTCATAATCAAATATGAATTTTTCTCGCTTATTTTATCCCATAAGAAATAACTCCCATAAAATGTTTCTTTTTTCATATAATCTTCTATAACTTCTCTTAAATCATCATTAAAAATATTCCCCCAATAATTTTCAATTTCTATCCAAACATCTGTAAGAGATTCAAAAGTAGGTTCGTCGTGGCTTCCCAAACAATTTCTAAAATCTCTTTGCATATTTGGAAAAGGAGGATAAAATATCATATCATCTAGAGTTTTTAATGGGGAAGGTCTAAACCCAACTCTAAAATCATAGCATAGAAACTTATCATCAGTGGGTCTAATTAATTTTATAAAATAAACAACATAGGGAAAAAATAATTCAAATTTCCAGGCTTTGTCCGTTTTTTTAGAACCATCATTCAGTCTTGAATTAGAAAAATATTTTCTGGCCAGTCTGGTAATATATTTTTTTGGTTTCGCTACCGGTGTCCTTTTTAACATTTCATGAATTATCTCAGAATCTATATCAAAATAAATTGTTCTTTTTCTGGGAGGCTCCTCCAAAATCATATAAATTCCATTATTAATATGGTTCTTATATGTTTGGATATATTTGATCCCATCAGGCAATATCTGATTTTCTATTGTCATTATACTTTTTGGATTCGTATAATATTTTCTGACTTCCTTATCGAAATCAATTTTGCTCATTATTTCTATCTGTTGCGGTTCATGATCTGTTCTTTTCTTAGGATAAAGATAAACCCTATCGTTTTCAAATTTGATATCCATTCTAAACTCCCTTTCATTTTTGGTTTAATTTAAATCAATCACAACGTCATTTTCATGCATGTCATCAATATTTGTATGAGAAACGAAAAACATATTTACATCTTTAAATATTTCAATATCTTTTAAAGACCGTATTAATCCAATCAAAAATCCCTTGTGATCGGAATCCAATCCATCCAACAATTCGTCCATCATAATAATATTGAATTTATGTTTACAAATCGAATAATTCAATGCATTGAATGAGAAGAAAAGAGCAACATCGATCATTCTCCGATACCCACCAGAGACAGAACGATAGCCTTCTTTTTTTGTCTCATTGTCTAAAATGATAAGATTTGGTTTTTCATTTATAACTCCATCTTTAATTTTGGTCATGTCTATGGCAACTTTATATCTCCCTTGGGTTATATGGTCAGTGAAGAATGAAACCCATTTATTAAATTGTGATATAGAATTGCTTATTATGAGATTTGGAATTCCGTTTTTAGAAAAAGCGGTTTTCCAAAAAAGAAGGATATCCATTTCTTCTTCAAATTCTTTTAATTTTTCATTTTCTTTTTCCAATGTTTTTATAATCTCTTTTTTCACATCTCCTTTTTCAACAACTTTGTTTTTAAAAGTATTTTTGATATATTTAATGTTTGAAACTTTTGCGGACCGATTTGATTTCTGCTGTTCCATTTTATGTATTAATTTTTCTTTTGTGTTTTTCATGGTTTCGATAATATTTATTTTCTCATCAATATCATCCATGGTTTTATCTATTTCTTCAGCACGCTTTTTATATTTCTCTCTTTCCTCCCTTTCTTTTTCTTTCATTTTATTGCCGATATCTTTTTTCATATCGGACAATTTTTTATTTTTAGATTCAACAATATCATAATATTCCTGCTCAATTATTAATTTATCATTATCTCTGGTCTCCTTTAAAATTATCAATTCTCTTTTATATTCAGAGATTTTATCTTCTATTTCATTTTTAATTTTTTCCAAAGATTCTTTCTTTTCTTTTTTTGAATTTATATCATCTTCAATCTTATGAATTTCATTTTTAATATTTTCAATTGTGTGTTCGTCTATTTTGCTCAAACAGGTAGGACATCTTTTATTTTTTACCAAATCATCAATGTCATATTCACTTAAACTTCGAGTCAGATGTTTTATATCATTATTTAAGACTGACATTTCAGTATCGATTGAATTTTTCTTCTTCTGCTCCTCCTCCAGTTTTTCTTTTAATTTATCTTCTTGCTCTTTTAATTTCTCCAAAACACCATTTAATCTTTCATCTTTTTTATTTCGGAGTTCTTCAAGTTCTTCATTTGTTTTTAATTTTATGCTATTAAATTCATTTGTTGCCTCTTCCATAAGTTTTTCCCTTATGGAATTAATGGCATTCACCATTTCCTTTTTCTCAACAATCAATTTCTGTTTTTCATCCAACAAATTTTTATATTCATCGTCATCTATTTCGATAGAACTTATTTCATCTGATATTTTGAGAATATTTTTATTGATATTGTTAATATCAGCTTTAATTTCAAATAATTTCTTGATATATCCCGACCTTTCAATCCTGAAAGAATTTTCTGCGTCTTTCATTCTTTCTTCGGAGATATAAATTTTATTCTTGATATCATCTGTTGTTTTTTCTAATTTTTTAATATCTTCCTTGACTGCATCATATTTTTCTTTGTATGATTCAAGATTCAAAATTCTATAAAAGATATCTGAAAAGTTCGTGAAAAGATTTTTAAAATCTTGAACGAAATACAATGAATTATAAAAAACTTCAGGCGGGCATATCAATTCTTTAAGAAATGGAGTGACTTCTCTGTCGCCAGATTTTAAAACATTTCCATCTTTATCTTCAACTGTAACTCCAGAAGATAATTTTTCATGTTTATAAAATCTTTTTATTCTATATGGTTCGCCATTAATTTTCAAATCCAATTGCAGGTATAAATTTTTTCCAACATCCACATTTATCAACTCTTTCACTTTTTCATTTTTTGGGGTCATTCCATAAAGAATAAAACCAAAACTATTCAAAAGAGTTGATTTTCCACAGCCGTTAGCGCCGAATATAAAAAAGAGAGAACCGGGCAAATCCAATTCGATTCTCTCTTTAAAGATTCCAAAATTTTCAAGAATAATTTTTTCAAAGGTGATTTCTTTCATATCACGTCTCCTTACTTTTCGCTGAAATATTTGAGTCCAATTTCCTTATATTTTTCGATTTTACTTTCATCGATATTTTTATATGCTAAATACGCATTGATAATTTCTTCATTGCTGGAATATGATGATATATCTGCTCTCTTTTCAATATCCAATTCCCTTTTATCAATAAGATTGACATCATCCATTGAAGAAACTGATTCGTCAATTTCCGAAAGATCATCCATATCTTCTTTTATAACAATATTTATTTCACTTTCTTCGTCTGAATTTTTTAATTTTTTTGCCTCCCTCAGCATTTCATTTTTATTTTCATTTGTGATAACAAACTCATACAATTTTTTATAGCCGACCGTAGGCACAGATTCAACTTTATCAGTCTCTGTATCAAATATTAAAAATCTTTTTATTTCATTTTTTTCACCTTTTGTTAATTGAATTATAGACCCTGCGTAAAAACATTTTATTCCTTTATCTATAATTTCTTGGGGCAGATGATAATGTCCAAGGAAAACATTTTTATATTTCCCCTTAAGATCAGATAACTTAATATCTGTTCTTATGCTCAAACCGGAATTCACCATAGCTTCATTTAAACCAAAATGAGAATACAATGTTCTTGCCGTGTTTTCTTTTATATATTCTGCCATTCCATTGAAATAAGGAACATATAAAATATCATTTTCTTTATCCTGATACGGCTCCATATAGACATTCACATTTGGTTCATATTTTAATCCGAGAAGACAAGACGTTGGATTATCTCCCTTGCTTGAAATATCGTGATTGCCTTGCAGACAATTAAAAGTCAAATTTGGATAAGATCTAATTATATTTAAAAAAACACTTTGCGCTAAAGAATATATTAAAAATTTATTATGATAAATATCTCCAAGAATATCTATTGTTTTAATATTATTTTCCATTGCATAATCGCAAATATTCGTGAAAGTTCTCTTCAGATAAAAAAGTTTTTCTGGTAAACCTTCTTTTATTTTTCCGGCAGAATAAACCGAGAAATGCAAATCCGCTACAATTATACGTTTCATTTTTTCTCCTTTCCTGTATTTTTCAATATATTATAAATATCAGATTTTTTTATTTTCTCTATTTTACCATTTTCCAAAACATTAAAAATATTAATATCTCCGCATCTTTTCTCATAAAAATCAATCCTGCGATGTATTGATCTGGATATATTTGAACAACCAATATCCACAATGTCAATTAATAATGGTTCTTTTTTCCCAGGAGCATTTCTTGAAATTCTTCCGCATAGTTGTTCAATATTTCTAATTGGGACAAAGATAATGGCTGAGTCTAAACTGGGGCAATCCAATGCGTCCCTGCATTTCATAGTTGTAGAAAAAATAATGCGCGAGTCTAATGCAGAAGAATCCGAATTAATAATAAATTTTGATTTATCTTCAAATGGAATCATTGAAAACAATTTATCAATGATAGCATGTTGTTCTCCAAATAATATTATTTTTCTCCCATTTTTATACATCTTTTCAGTTATTTTCTTAATGAAATTTAATAATTTATCACTCTTTCTGATTTGTTTTATATATCTTGATCTTTGAAATTTATTATTCCAATATAGATATCTTTTCGAAACTCCTTTCGTTATTCCAAAATCCATAAGAAAAATATAAACATTTGGCGGGGTCGTTCCTTCCGCGTCTTCATTCTTAATAATATTTTTGAAATGATATTTGATTATTCTTTCTGTTGCCGTGGCGTTGAATGGAGTTGCGGAAGCCCCCCAATATCTTTTTGAAAAGATATTTAATGAGCATATTGAAAAGGTAGGAGCTCCGACCGTGGTATGGAGTTCATCATAAACCGAAAGCCCCAAACCTGAATTTTGAATTCTTTTACGGAAATCTTTTATTTTTAAAAGACTTCCGACTTGCTGAACTGTTGAAATTATTATTGGCTTTTTTAAATCATCTTTATATGTTTTTCTTTTCAAAATGCCAATGTTCTCTTCTTTAATATCCGTGAAAGACAGAAGTCTTTCTTTCCATTGTCTAACAATAAAATCTCTGTGAGTTAAAATTATTGTTTTTTCTTTAATGGTGCAAATTCCTTGGATAATTATAATTGTTTTCCCAGAGCCAGGAGGAGATTGCAAAATAACATTGTCATATTTTACAATCTCCTCCATTAATTTTTTCTGGGCATCGCTTCTTGGTTTTATTTTTGATTTAATCTTAATTTTTTTGGCGTGTGGGTTCTCATCAATAATATTTATTTTTCCCTTTATAAAATTTTCTATTGGATAATATCTTGGAATCAATAGAAAATCTTCAGTTTGTTGATAATAAGGAATATATGAAAAATCATTATCTTGATAATTCCTTTTTATAACAAATAAATCTTGTTTAATCTTTTGAACCCATTTCTCACCAAAATATTTTTTATCTATCATGATTGAAGATTTTCTATTAAATTCCATTACAATTATCCTTCTAAATTTTCAAGTTTATATGGAATTGATTCCTCCCAGGTTTTCCCATATTTTATACCACCTCGTTTTCCGACAAAGATATATTTGCCCCTTTCTATCCCTGAGATAAATTTTACATATTTATCTGTTTTTTCTATTTTCCTTAATTTCTTTTCTTTGGATAGAAATTCACAAATAATATCTCGTTTTAATATCTTCTTGTTCTTATCATTGGAGTCTATTGAGGTGGATTTTCTTGGTCTTCCTCTTTTTGATTTTCCTCTGGGGGTGTCTCCATTTCCGTCATCTCTTTTTTCTCCGCCATCTCCTGTGGATTTTCTTGGTCTTCCTCTTTTTGATTTTCTTTTGGCGGGGATTCCGGTTGTGATTTGTTCCCCATCATTTTTTTCAGTCGTTCCATCATTTGGTTTTGATTCATCCCCCCTTGCTTCATGAGTTCCTTCATTTTTTTTCTCAGCTTTTTCATATTTAACTTTTTCTTTTTTCTTTCTGGGCCTTTTTTTCTTTTGCTCTCCGGAAATTGAAACATTTTCTTTTTTCTTGCTTCTACTTTTTGTTTTTTCTTTTTCTTCATTTATTGTCTCCTTATTATTGAATGATTCTAACTGTTTTTGTATCTTTTTATTTTTGCGTTTTAATTTTTTATTTACTTGTTCAATATTTTTTTCAATTGGGTAAGTCATTAAATCCAATATTATTTTCTTTTCTTTACAACCGTAAACGCAAGAATCGTTTACACTTTGTCTATAAATACACGCTTCTGTATGCATAAAGCATTCCAACTTTTTGCACCAGAATATTTTCGTTATAGAAAAATTTTCACATATTGGATGTCTACTATTTACCCAATCCCCAATATAGTCACAATATTTTTCTACTGATTTTTTTTTATCGGTTACCCATTCTATTCTCTTTTTTCTGTTTTCATTAAAAAATTTGCAATATTTACATTTCATTGTGATAACCTCTTATGGGATTTTAACATGATGCCCATATCTTTTAATTTTATCTATGATTCCATTTTTAGAAATTATCCATATCATTTTTTTTGGGTATGCTTTAATATTTTCGGCACTTAAATTTTCAATATGCCCATCCGTGAATATCAAAGTGACGTCTGGTTTTAATTCTCTCGCTCTTTTCAAAGCGGGTGTTAAAAATGTTCCTCCTCTTCCTTTGAATTTAGGATCAATATCAGAAATTCTTTTGATCTCATACTCTTTTTGGATTTTCGCATCCACTTCTATTACAGTGATTTTCGTGTGTTTATCGTTCTCTAAAAGGCTTCTTGCGCCGATTAAAGATTCCTTCATCTCGTCTATATTCATAGAAGCGGATGTATCGACAATAATAACAACATTGAAGCTATAATCTTTGACCTTCCCCGGATACGGAAGAATCGTTGGCAACATCGTTTTATTCTCTTCCATATCCTTATTCAAAATAAAACTATATATCTTTTTCTTATTTAATCTCGTGGAGCTTCGTTTGAACTTAGAAACAATTGAAGCCCTTATTAAATTATGAATAATTTGATAATAAGGGAATTGTGGCGTTCCCAGCAAATCTTCACAAATTGTTGTTAAATAATTTGGAAGGTTGCCGATGGTTTTTTTGTTTCTCATGTCAGTTAATATTTCTCTGACATTTTTTTGAAGTTTAATATTTGCTTGGGTCATATTTTCTGCTTCTACATTTTTAACTCCCCAAAAATCATGATTGGATAGTAAATCTTTATTGCTGTTTAATCCACTGGTTTTCTCATTATTTTTCTGCCCACTTTCACAACCAGATTCTTTGTTTTTATCGCCAGATTTTTCATTATGTTTTTGATTTTTATCATCAGACTTTTCATTATGTTTTTGATTTTTATCATCAGACTTTTCATTATGTTTTTGATTTTTATCATCAGACTTTTCATCATGTTTTTTGTTGGTATTTTCTTCAGAAGAGCTATTATTATTTTCAATATTTTTTTCATTAATATTATCATCATTTTTGCTGCGTACTTCATTATTTCTATCATCAGTTCCTTGATCAAAATTAGTATTCTCCTCGGACCCTGAACTTCCTCTATCGTCATTACTTCGTTGTTCATTTTCACTTCTCCTTTTCAATAATTCCAAAAAATATTTATCCGATGAATAGTTTTTATCACGTGGAAGATCATAATCTTCCGGAAATATAAGTTCATATGTTGCATTGTTTAAATAGATTTTTTTTGGTAAATTGGCATTGAAATTGATATACATGTCTGTTGCCAAATTATATAATTTTTCTTTTAAATTTATTTTATCTTCATCTGCTTCATATTTCAATATTTTATTTAACATTATCAAATGTTTATTTATTAAATGCATTCCTTCATGTTTAAGAAAATAAAAAAAGTTATTTTCATCGCATTGAAGAAGATATTCTGGATTATAATAAAGGACATAATTTCCATCTTTGAAAGAAACACCAAATGCCGCATCTAATTCTTTACTCATTATTTTTTCTAAAGGCAAAAAAAGCCGCCCATAAAAACTTTTCTCAGCATTTAATTCATCGCCCTTTTTCCCAGAAAAACTCTTCCCCAATAATGAAAATTTGGTTATATATTTTGAAATTAATTCTTCAGGCGTTTTTGTTTCACGTAAGGCTTTCGATTTTTTCATAGAAAAGTTTTCTGTATTCATTGCTTATCCTCGATAATTCCATAGATAATTTGAATAAATATTTAAATTCAGGAGAATTTTTCTTGTATGAATCAAAATTCAAAATAAACAATGCGCCAATATCACTTGGCACGACAGATAAAAATTTCCCAAAATTTTTAACATAATTTTCTTTCATCTCTGGTTTTGAAGAAGCAAGGAATGTGCAAAACGAATTCATCAAATCAGAGAGTTCACCATGTTTATTTTTCACAACCATATTTTTAATTTGATTTTCAATTGATGAATATTTAAACCATATGTCCTTTGGCGAAATTCCATCAGAACTTTTAATAAAATCTATAAATGTCATTGCCGTATTTATATTTAATAATCCAGCAGACAAATGCAGCAAATCGTCCAAACTATTATTTATCTCTTTACCATATTTCCAGAGATGATTTGATACTTTTTCCCAAGAAGCCGGATTCGCATAAATCATCCCTTGTCTTTGGGCTTTGAAATCATACAAATAATTAGGATTTTTTTCAATAAAATCTTTTACTAAAGGATGGACATTAAATTCATCACAATATTTCAAAAAATCAGAAACACTTAACTCTACATACATGTGCAATTGTCTTCTCAACCCAGCCGCATCCTCAAGAATATCTAATGAATATTCCTGATCATCCGGATTGTCAAGTGATATAACAAACCATCCTTTTGGAAGTGGTTTCGTATGAATCATATATTCATTTTGTATTTGCCACATCAACTGTTGAAATGCATGGTCTCCTCTTGAAAATTCATCTATTAAAAATATGCCTATGCTATCTTCTTCTGTGGGGATAAAATCAGAATAAAGCATTTTAAATTTCTTTTCTGAAGATGGGAATGGCAAAATCATATCATCTCTTGAAAACAGAGGAGCTTGAATTTTTATTAAATCAACTTTCTTGTCTTTTAATTTTGATTGAATTTTATCTCTGATTTGATATACAATTGATGTTTTGCCTATACCGGCAGGGCCTATTATATGAAAGGATGTTTTTTCAATATCTTTATCTTTTTCCATCATTTTTAATGATAATAAAATATCTTTGCAAATGAGATCCCTTATTTTCATAATTGAAAGCGGTACAATATTCAATTTTTCAACATAACTTTCCATAATTAACTCCATTTAAAAAATTATAAAAAATAAACGCCATGGAGATAAATTCCCCATGGCGTTTATTATGGATTTAAAACTATCTCATCTGATTTTACAGCTCGATATCGTCGAACTCAAACACCGAGTCGCCTCCATCACCCACGCCATCATCAATATCATCTTCAGAATTATTATCGTCATCATCATTTTTATCATCATTTTTATTTTCCTTTATTATGTTGTCAAGTGTTGTATTTGTTTCAGCATTTGTTTCTACTTTGCTGTTTGTTTTGTCAAATTTATCCAAAAACTCTTCCTGGAACTCGTCAGAATCCTCAAGCTTGAGGAGTTTTATGACGAAACTCTTAGGAATCTCTTTGCCTCGTTCCAGAACAAAGGTTGTATAGTCTTCCCCGTCTGTTCCTGTTGTCTCGCCCAGAGTGATCCTAACAATAAATCTCTTTGGATTCGCGATATTTTGTTCCGTTCTTTTATCCTTCCGGCTCGCCCATTCAAAAATCTGGCCATCGCTGAAATCCTTTTCCGGGTCCAGTTTTATTACATCTTTATAATAGTTGAATATGGATGAGAATTTAATCCCCCTCCCTTTGACAAAACCGAGAGCGGGTTTCCCATCTATTCCATTGACCGGTTTTCCATTCCTATCGCAAAGCATGCCGATCATGTAGAGGGACGCTCTGCAACTTGAACAGAAAACGTCGGATCTCCGTTCAGCAGAATTTGCAGGACAAATTCTACCGGTAGAAGATTTCCGGCCATCCATAAAAGAAAAACACAAGGTCTTCTTTTTGAATTCCTTCCCAGATTTAATAGTGTCTATCTTTTCCAACACCATTTTGAATTTCATTGGTATCAGAAAAACCTCATCTTTGTTGTAATCAACTCCATAGATATGGAGTTTGTCTCTTTGGAGAACAACGTCCCCCATTTTTCTTTTCTTGGCTGTGAAATAGATTGAATGAAAATATTCCTCTTCCGGCTCCCTTTGAATTTTTCCCAAAACCTCGTCTTTGTTAATATTATTGAAATCTGAAAGCTTCATTTTTTACTCCTTTGTTTCGAAATTGATAATAAAAATATAAATTTTATCCATTTATTCTGAAATTATATTTAAATCCATCACCTGGATAATATTCGAAAATCATTGTAAAATCCTTATTAAACCAAAATTTCATCTTTATATTTTCGAATTTTTTATAGTCAATTGTTTTGACAGTGGATTTTTCCCATGCTTCTCTCATCTCTTTATTCTCTTGGAAAGTCATGGGAATCACTTTGAATATTTCTTTGAATTCATATTTCTTGCAAAGAATGGTGTGGGGGCAATAAATAATAAGGAGATTATTATCTTTAAACGTAAAGATTTCATTCTCTGCAATACAAAACCGGGTCCCTTTTAAATAATAAAAAGATTCATTTTCAATATATTTTTTTATTCTATTTAATTCACTGTGGGATTTGCATGGCATATCCTTTTTCGAATTTTTACAAAATTGGCATTCTCTTCCATTAATCGGATTTAAAAATATCTTTTCTTTATTTCCAATGCTCTTATAAAAATATTCCATGTCTTTCTTTCTCGCCAAAAATTTCACAAATGTCGGAGGATAAATTCCCATCGGTTTCAGTTCTCTATCCAAATTCATTTTTTTCTCCTTTACTTTTTAATTAAAAATTCATAAAAAATTCATAAAAAATTCACATTAACAATTCACCCAACCATTCTCTAAAATTTCTACGCTCACCTCCTTTCTTTTGTTTTAAAATTAAATAAAAAACATAGACTTCTCTATTCAGAAATAAATATATATAGCATTTATAAAAAGTTTATATATGGCCGAAAGAAATTGGTTGCGATTTATTATTGAGGTCAATGATCATATCAATATCGACGGAAGGTTTTATTTGATGTGAATGCACTTGAATAACATTTTTGACCGTATTTGGCATTTCTGGATCTGTGATTCTTATTTCAACATCGGGTCTTGTAAGAAAAACAATTCCGTCACCAACTGGTTTACAATCAATTAAATCTCTTCTATCAATTTTTATTTCCATACTTCCTTTAATAATTTTAATTTTACTCTCCCTAGTTTTTTCATTAGCATTACTCATTTTAAAATTCTCCTTTATTCTTGTTCTTGAAAAAATTCAGAAATGAATTCGTCGGAATATGTAACAATTTTATTTATAAAATAATTTGTCAATAATGTCTTATCATTGAATAAAATAAATGATAAAATTAAATGATTTTCTTTTTTTAAATAAAATACCAGCCACTTGATTAGTTTGTCAATATTTATTTTTTCTTCAAAAAATGCTCCTTTATCTTTTTCTCTTAAAAATTGTATCGGATTAAAATCAAATTTGTGTTTAATTGTTTGAACAATAGCTTTTATTATCTCATATTCAATAAAATATAAAAAATTATAAAAACGCTCTATATCATCATTATCTGCTATTGTTATTTCTTTATGAAATTTAAGACCATATAATTCTTCTATTTTTTCCAATGCTTTTTCAACAAAAGTCTTTTGAATTGCAAGTTCTGAATTCCTGATATTATCTATCCCGGAATCAAACAATAACTTAAATTTATCTGTCCCCATTGAAAGTACAATATTTTTTATATCATAATATGATGAAACAAATTTAATATGTTCATCTTCCATTTCATATTCAGAACCGTTCTCAATATCAATTGGATCATTAAGAATTCTATCATTGTCGTGTAACATATTTAAACTCTCCCTAAACCCATAACTTTCATATAAGCATTTAATAAATCTTTCGTAGGAGAAACTCTTGGTTCTTTAAATCTTGTTTCTCCTTTTAAAATAATATCTGAAATCATTTCATTTTTTGTTTTTAAATCATCAGACAATGGACCAAAAAATTCTTTTAATAAGTGAGGTGCATTATATGTCAATAATGAATAAACTTCGCCTTCGCCCATTTTTTGGCCACCTTCTCTCCTTTTTCCAGCAGTTGGCTGGCCAACCTTTGTTCTTGGGCCAATATTTCTAGAATGAACTTTTTTTCGGCCGATGTGTTCCAGTTTGAAAAAATACATATATCCAACTGGAACTTTATTATATGTTTTTGTTCCAAATTCAGGCATATTTAAAAAATAGCCATCTTTCAATCCCAGAATACTCATAGCTTTGAGAATGTCATCATATTTTGGGGCTTTAAATGGAGGAATAATAATTGGAAAAAACCCATGTTCTTGAATTCCATTTTTTATTTTATCAAAATCACTTTTAGAGGCTGTTTTTATTTTATTGATAAAGCCACTGGATAAATTTCTGTTCTCTGTTTTATCTAAAATTGGCAAAACTTTTGACAATATTTTAACTGCATCGTTCTTATTTGATTTAATAATCATATTTCCTAATTTTTTAGAAATCAAACCCGTATATAATTCATAAAATTGCCCAACATTGATTCGGTTGATAATTCCAATAGGATTAACGATTATTTCCAAATGTTCTCCCCAAGGAGTCATTGGCATATTTTCTTCTTTTTCAACCAAAGAAATAATCCCTTTGGCCCCGTATCTATTGGTAAGCTTATCTCCTACACCAATTTTTAATGGACTTTCAATTTTAAATTTAATTAACATTCCTTTTATATTTTTTCCTCTTACCGTATATTTTGTTTTCCCTTTTCGTTTATGTAATCTATCTGTTTTTTCTATATATTTTTTTACCAATGGATAATCATCAGGATCTAAATTTGAAAATACTTCAATATCAACAATCTTACCGCCGGGACTTCTTAACAATAAATCTTTTCCTTCAATATAAATTCCCTCTGTGTCTTCTTCTTCAAATCCTAACAAAGATTCAATTTCGCCAACAGATTTTCTGACCAAAATATCTCCAGGTTCTGTGAAAGTTCCTTTTTCCGCAATAAATAATAAACGATCATCTTTTTCTACAGTAAAATCCAAAACAACCCCATGCAATGATGTCAATGCATCATTTTTAACTAATTTATCACTTATGACAATTCCATCCTCAAAATTATATCCTTTATATTCCATCGCTCCAACAAGTAAATTTTTTCCCATAGATAACATACCATTTTTAATAAATGAACCTTCGGCAATAATTTGATTTTCTTTAACAGCTTGTTTTTCTTTCACAGTTGGTCTAAAAACACTTAAGCTATTTACCCCAGAACCAGAATGTAAATGTGCAGGAGTTATGGGAATTATTTCTGTCTCTTTATTCTTTTTAGATTGAATTTCTATGGCTTTATCATCAACAGAAATGACCTTGCCATCAAACGGACTTCTTTTAATGAATGCGTCAGATAAATATGAGGTCAAGATCGATTCATAACCAGATTGAACGGCAGGGGGTTCCGGTTCTTTAAGCGAAATAGTTTGTTTCATCTGATTTGATAACAAAATAACTCTTGGGCCATCATTATTTTCAATAAAGGGAACTTGACATGTTGTGGTTGAAAGCATCCCAGAATATTCTTTATCATTTATTTTTTTTATATTTATAAGTCCTCTCGCAGAAGTAATATTAGCATCAATCGCCAGATGCTGAACCACACCAATATTTCCACCTTCTGGAGTATCCAAAGGATCCACATTTCCAAAATATGAACTATGAATATTTAATGCAGAACCTTGGATTGCTCTTTTATCTGGAATTCCGCCAAGATTTTTCCCAACCATGGTAATTCGTGTCAATGTGGCCATTTCTTCAGTTGGATTTGAATATTCCATATTTGTGACAAGCTGAGAATTAACAACTTGACTTAATAATTTATTTGGATCTATTTCGAGTTTTGCATCCTCATTTCCAGCCAAAACTTTCGCTCGATATTCACTATATCCCCCATGAAATAGAGATTGCATTAAAGAAACAATAATTTCTGAACCTCTAACCCTTTGTTTGCTCAAATCATTTCTATCTTGTGCGTATCCAATAACAACTCTAGACGCCATATATTCAATAATATCTTCTAAATCATATGGAAGTCTTTGATTTATTAAAACTTGTTTTGTAACAGGTTCAACGATATTTTTTACTGTGACATCGATAAGATAAACAGATGATATTTTTCCAGTATCTTCTATTATCAATTTATTGAAATATTCTTTGGACGGAAATTCACTATCAATATTATATTTGCTTGGAGAAGCGTTTATAAACGAAACGCAAAGCTCATGTTTTAGCTGATTATCCACATTTTCAAAATGGACATATTTATCGGCTGATATTTTTACAAAATAATCGTCTTTTTTGCCTTTTTGATCATCAATATAATATTTTATGCCATATCTTTTGAGTGTGCGATCCCAACCATAAACATAGCTCAAAAATAACAGAAGAGGAACTTTAAAAGAACCAAAATAAATTTCTAAATATTGTAAATATTTAGTTCTTTTAGACCAAATATGAAATGATGAATATGCACTTTTAAATTTTGAAAAATATGGTTTTGGGAAAGATATTGGATTTAAAATAATTTGATTGATCAAGCATTTTTTTTGGCCGTTGACCAAAAATGTCCCATCCTTTTCATTTATTTTTGGAATCTTAAAAGATATTTCATGCACATTTTTATTTTTATCTATAAATGTCGCTTTAACTTCAGAGACATCTGACTTATCAACTTCAGTGGGTTTTTCTTCCACATGATTTATTTCTAGTTTTTTTAATTTAAGAGGAACATCTCTATCACTTACAGTGCTTAAAACATTTTTAATATCTTTCTCTAAATTTATTGAAAAATCAATCTTGCGTTTTTCAAATAAATGAGATGGTGCCTTTTTATTTACCGCAACGGGAATATTATATTTTCCAATAGTCGGATCTGTGGAATTATTTTTAGCGGGCTCTTTAACAAGCATTTCATCCAAATAATATTTATCTATAACTCTCACATTATTATCAACCTGACTAGGTAATGACAATTTATCTATTTTCTCAATAGTTTTTTTATTTGCATTTAAATGCCTCAAAACCGCTTTGATTAATAATTTCTTCCTATTTAAATTATCTACTTCTTTGTCTCCACTCTGTGCCACCTTATCAAAAGTTTCTTCTATTTCTTGTGGAGGCATATCTTTTATATATAAAGAAACTATTTTTTTATATTTAATCTCGTCTTTTTTATCTATTGGCATATCTTTGGAAATAGTTTCAACTGTCTTTTCAATAATATCTTTAGCTTTTTCAGAATATTCTTTAATTGATGGAAGAACACTTGTTCTTCTCAAATAAATAAATATTTTTCTAATATCAAATTGTCTATCTTTTACTAATAATCTATACTTTGTTGAATCTTCATCTATTTCGCCGAAAAATAAATGATCAAAATATATTCCATTTTTTTTAATATCATTTAAAATTGCATATATTTTTCTATCCATAAATTTTGGAATTGGATTTGTTTTATCTATCGTATATATTAATATTTTTTTATATCCATCAGGAATTGTATTGAACATTGTTCTCAAATAATTCTCTAAAATTGTTCCTGCTCGCTGTCTATAATTTTTAGGTTTTAATTTTTCTTCTATCATTTCTAAAAATGGACTAAGATCCAAAAATAGAATATTCTTCCCTTTGGGAATTGCTTTTGAAGAATACACTATGAATTTTTTATCTCGGTATTCTTTTCTGATTTCATTTGTTAGCATTGTCCTTGGATATCTGGTCACGGGAACGACTATATTTCTTATCTCAACATGTTTAAAATTTAATTTATCCACATTTTCAAGAAAAGATGAATTTTCTCCCATGTATATTATAAAATATTTATTTTTATCGATAAAAGATATATTTTTTACAATAGTATAGTATTGTTTTATCGTTGATAATTTACGCATTATATTTTTTCCCCTGTCAAAACCTTTTCCAATGGAGATGGAGATGTGTCTTTATACAATAATCCGTAACTTATTGCTTTATTTATATTTTCAAATTCTAAACCTTGAATAAATCCTGTTAAAAATACAATTTCTTTAATATTGGCAAAAGCAGGATTCCATTTTTTCCCTAACCTGGCAGGGATATGCATATTGTCTGCATCTCTTAAAATGTTGGAAATCAAAACTTCAATATGAATTTGTTCAACATTTTTCAGAGATTTAATTGTCAATAATTTCCTAAGTATTTCTTCTGGAGTTTTATGTATTTTTTTACCGGCCAATAATCCTTCAACAAAAGGAAGCTTTGCTTTTAGATCTCCAACATCGATTGGTATTGATAAAAATAATATATCTTTATTTATAAGAATTTCCAACTCTTCTTTCGTATGCTTAGAAATTTCTCCATAATTGGCTAATTTTACTGTGTAATCTAAATTTACATCTAAAACAAACCCGTCTTCAAATTCCAAAACTCCAATCAAAGATTCCAGCAATATTCCATCGTCATCAAAAATAATTGTTTCGTTTTCGACATAATTTTCTAAATCTATTTTTAATTTAGCATCTAATTTCGTTCCAATTTCATTTTCTTCTTGATAAATATATTTCGACAACGTTTTTCTATCTATCGATTCTAAAAGATTATCTAATATGTCCCCAATTATATCTTTCTTTTCAATTTTAACTGATGTGTCATGAAATGTACTCATCATAAACTGAGTGATTCGTTCACTCAATGTCTGAGCCGCCAAAACTCCTACGAAAGGAGATCCATGTTTATATAAAAGTTCACCATAACAAGTATGGCATAATTGTTTACTTTTACAATATATTGGAGTTCTTAATTTTATAATGTCGCCAACTTTTTTTGTTTCCGGATTAAACAAAACTGGTTTTCCATTTTCAATAATATATCTCCCATTTAATTTTTTCATATTCGAGGAATCCAATTTTAAAACTAATGTTCTATCTGTTCTGCAATCTTTTAAAGTTTTGTTTAGCTCAACATCATTCAATAAATACACAAGTTTCCTAGCAAAATATCCGGTGCTTGCTGTATTAACAACTCTATTAATAATTCCTCGTCTGGCAGATGCAGATGCATTGAAATATTCAGAATTTGATAATCCTTCTGAAAATGAGCTCGTAACTGTTGGCAATAAATTTCCCTCAGTATCTAAGACAATACCTTTTGCAGCCAATAATTGCATTGGCTGGGACCACCCCTTCGTGGCTCCAGCTTCTACCAAATCATTAAAAGGAGTTTTTTTCAAATTATCTTTGACAATATTATGTATTTCATCCAAAACTTTCTGAGAATTCTCAGGATCATTAACATCAATCTTTTTCTTCAATTTTTTAACTTTTTCAGGAAGTTCTAAATTTTTAAGGGTAAATGAATATGGATATAAAGTTGCATATTTGAATGAAATTTTTTGAATTCTATAAAAAACTTCTTTCATTGTTTTTTCATCATATTTTTTATATACTTCTAAAAAAATATCTTTCATTTTTGATTTATTCACCGTGTAATCTATAAATTTAAAATCCATCGGAAAACAACTATTAAAAATTGCTTTTCCTATGGTAGTTTTTCTCCCCTTAAAAAATGTTCCTTTATATATGTCTGTTTCTTGAGTTAATTCTTCTACGTTCCGGAAAGTTTTAAAAGGCTGAGATGGCGGCACATTTTTTGTAAGAACATGAACCCCACTTGCCATCCCCATAGATATTGAAGGCAATAAATCTGCAAAAGAAGAACTGGAATTTAATTTCATCAATTTCATTTTAGCCTCATTTTGAGCTTCTCTCGAAAGAGGCAAAAATATCGCCATCTGGTCCCCATCAAAATCTGCATTAAAACTTCCAACTATCAATGGGCACAATTGAATCGTATCCCCATCCCATATTTTAATTTTAAAGGCCCTGATGCTTCCAAAATGAAGAACTGGGTCACGTTTAGTTATGATGACCCTATCTTCAGAAACTCTATTCGCAGATTCAAAAATTATGGCTTTTAATTCTTCATCGATTTTTTCACCATTTTTAATAAATTTTAAAACTGTCTTTAAAGAATCTATATTAAAATCAACACCAGTTGCCTTTTTTACCAATTCTTTTAATTTTTCTCTGTCTGGATAATTATTGGTATAAACAAGATCGTGAATAATATATGGCATTAAAATTGTAGTTGCCATGCGCAAAGGGATTCCAATCTCATCTGGTTTTAAATTTGGATTTGGTGTTATGACCGCACGCCCCGAAAAATCCATTCTTTTCCCTAATAATTGTTCTCTTATGATTCCGGTTTTTTTTGAAATTTTAGTTTTTACATATTCATTTAAAGCTAAAACAGATTTTTGAACCCCGTAATTTAAAACATTATAAAGTTCTTCCTTTTCATTTGTTTTGCTTACTTGCGTAGATTTCTTTATTATATCTATGTAATAATCATTGATCTGATCAATCATCCAAAGGCCATCTTCATCTTTATATGCCGGGCGAAATTCTGGCGGAATCACAATTACTCTCTGAATCCCCAAAAGTTTTTTATCATACATTTCATTTAAAAATTTAATATATTTTTCTCGTGTAGGTGTCTCGCCCCTTAATTTTATTTTTTTAAAATTATTTAGAAAATCAGTTATTCCAATTATTGCGCCTTCTTCATCTTGTTCACAAGGAACCAAAGAGCCGTCGGATTCAATTTTAAAATAAGATTCTGTTGAAAATAAACTTTTTAAATTCCTTTGCAATTTAATTAAAATATCATATATCACCGGATGTATGACTGTACAATATAAATCTATATAGGCATATGTTTTCTGTCTATCAGAAGAACCTTCAGGACCAAAAATTTTTTCAGAAAGAAGTCCATCGTCATCAAAATTTTCACCAGAAAATAAAATATGAGATTTGACTTCCATAAGATTTTTGGTGAAAGCATTAATGTCCATTATCTTTATCATTACATAGCCTTTATATAAATTTTATTGTTTTCTAAGTGTGTTAATAAATTTCGTTATTCTAGCTTTCTTATATGACATCATTGGGTCTTTCGGTATCTCTTTTGAATATCTTTGATAAAACCACATAAGTTTTCTTTTGGCAGCTTCTAAGGAATCCGTGTCCAATTCATTTTCATCGAAAAATTCTTCTATGCGATTTAATAAATCCACATAAAATGATATAATATTTTTATCTATGGTTCCATTTGTATTGCAAACACAAAAAAATGGAACTTCCGTTCCATCCCTCTTTTTGATTTTAATAAAACATCTTGGATATTTTTGAAATAATTTTTCCCGGTATGAATTAATTTTTTCTATTTCTTTTTCTGGGGTTCTATCATATATAATATGCGCTTCAACCTTACGGATAAATTCCAATAAATTTTTTTTGGCCATGGTCTTATTCCTTTCTTATAAAAATTATAAATATATAAATTTTTAAGTTTGTATAATAGCTGAGCTTTTTTTAAAATTTTTCAAATTTTTTAAAGACACACGCATTGCTTCCAATCCGATTTTTGAAATCGCTCCCTCTAAAATATATGCGCCGCTTCTTTGATTTATATATAAATCCAAATTTGGAATCGTTCCAGTTCTTTTTGGTTTAATTGTATATCTATTCGCCAATGTGCTTTTGTCTAAAAGTTTTTTCAATAGCATCCGACTGGTATTGACATTCATTTTTTTCTTCAATTCACAGATAATATGAAAAGAATTTTTTCCAGTAAATAATATATGCGCATCTTTTATAAATGGAGCATAATTTGTCAGAAAAATATATGTGCTTTTTGTTGCTTCTTTTGCTAAATCAAAATCCGAGGTATCAACATCAACAATTGCAAATTTTTCAGAGCCATTCATAACTCCATACATTGCAGTCAATCTTCCGGTTATCATTTCTTCATAATTAGAAGAAGTCAATTTAATAAAATTATTTTTCCCACCTTTTCTTCGAATAACAAAATTATCATCTATCTTTAATACAAAAATAACATTTCGATTTTTAACTTGGGATAATATTTTATTTTTATTTTTTAAATAATGATTCCAAATATCTAACTCTGTCAGACCAGACGGATAATACTTATTTTTAATTATTATTTTATCTGGATTTTTTGGGTAACTCATTTAAAATTCCTTCATAATACGTTCCGATATTAAATCTAAATCATTCAACATATTTTTTGAAAAAAATTTACTATAAAAATTTATAACATCCTTTTCCAGATCTTTTATGGAAAAAGAATTCATATGTTGGCCAGTAATAATATTAAATAATTTCATTCTTGTGCACTTTCCCACAAAAAACGAATATAATTTATATTGATATGTTTTTGTATTAAATCTTAAAAAATCATCACCTTGTTTATTCAAAAATAAAGGCATATCTTTAATTTCATATGTACAAAACAAAGGCGGACGATTTAATGGCGCATATAAAAGTAAATTAAAAAAATTTGAATATTCATATTTATAAACATCGGTCAAAACATAATACATATACGCCGATAACACTTCAGAATCTGCCGGATCAGATGAAATTGTTTTTATGTATTTATAATCTATATTCAAAACTTTTGATAATATTGGATAAACAAGAAAATCGACTATCGGATGAATATATTTTATATTATCAAGCCTTGATTGAAATTCAGTCAAAGCTTCATTCGAATTCTCATTGCCGTCATCTGCATTTTCGATCACATCAAAAATATATTTATATGAATTCATTTTTAATCTGCCGAGCGTATCGTTATATGAAAAAACTTTTAAATTATTTATATTTGATGTGTGAATGTCTTCAGATGATATCGAATCTTCATAAACTAAAGAACCTTTATAAACAGATTTCAAAAACCATTTTACAGATTCCTTGATAATTGAAACAAAATATTTAATAGGGTTCATATCTATTTTACAGAGAACCAAAATAGTATTCATTATAAAATTAAATATTTTTATAATGTGATCATCCATTCTTTCGCATTGAATAGTCTTCACATAAATCCACATATATTTATCTGAAAAATTATATCTGTATGTATGAGATCTGATTATATTTAAAATTTTATAAATTATATCTTTGTCTTTAATTGTGACATCCATCAATCTATTATAAATTTCTTTATTCAATCTTTCATTTATTTTAAACTCATCCGTATACAAAAATATTATATAAAATTTCAAACACGTAGAAAGATGAATTAATTGGGTTATTTCATCCAAATCAAAAAATATTGAATTTTTGGATTTCTTGTCTTCCTCTACGAAAGAAGAAAAATCAAATCCTTTCTTTTTAATATATTCTTTTACAAAATAAAAAACCCTTGGGATTTCACTATTCAATATATCAAAACGATTTGAAGATAAGGCAACATCGTTATTAATTATATCTTTATTATATGTGGCTTTTTCATATCTCTGAATTAAATCAGAAAACCAATCATCAAATTCTTCACCAAAAACTTTGGAAACATCTGTAATAAAATCTGAAACTATATTGAATTTATTTTTTATGGTAACACTGTTTATTGTTAAATCCGCAATAATTTCATCATTTTTATAAATCTTTATGTTTTTATCGTGTTCATGCTTTCTTCTGAATTCAATCATAGCTTTTTACCTTTTGTTTACTGAATTACGAATCTTCTTAAATTTGCATATAACTTATCATCATTGAAAAAATATCCTGGGCACGAAAGATCCTTTTTTGTCGTGACGTCTCTATGTAATTTTATCAAACTTGGGGTTAAATGATATTGTTTCATCAGTGGATTGATAACTTTGTATGCCAAAACCTCGTAAAATCTTTTATCTGGAATTTTTAAATCATAATTTCCCATACATCCAATATGAATTGATGAATTATTTATATCATTTGGAATGTCCGGATATTCACATAAATAAGGAAATGGCCTCGCCATGATAATTTGATAATCTGAATTAATTTTCTCAATGAGAAAATTATAATTTATATCGCCTTGTTTTAATTCTAAAACTCCATTATATATTTTCTCCGTTTGAAATTTTGGATTATCCACCAATGTTGCCGGATTCGAATACTGTTCGGCCGTATGATGGATAATTATATATCTTAATTTCGTTCGCCTGACTTTTAATTTAGAAGGTCTGAATTGTAATTTCATAATATTATACCTTTTTATTATAATGCGAACCGTACACCTTAAATTATGTCTTCGGGATAATCAAATTGAGTTTCATTGGTTTGAAAAAGAAATACATCGGCAGATAAAGAACCATAAGATAAACTTGTTGTTTCAATGACAAATGAATTAAGACCTACTGTGTAGGTGTTATTATTATCATATACTGTGTTATTTTTTAAAGGGCAAATGATCGTATCTCGATGTGTTTTTACATATTCCATTAAATCCGTGCCGTCATAAAAATCAATATGCCCAGAATTAAAACTGCTATCTATACCGGTCAGCCTATTTACAGCAAATAAATTTTTCTGGGTGCCAGTGATGGGTTCAAAAACATATAATGAATATGTGCTTCCAGTTCCATCATCATGGTCTATTTTATCCTCTGACGTAACATTTTCTTTCTCAATTGTCATTGTATGATGCGGATAATTATTTAAAAAATCCTCTGGAGAAGATGAAAGCAATTTCATTATATAGTCTTCTTCCATACAGTTTTTCATATGTTCAAAAGATGTTTCTGAAAAATATAATGTATTGTCATAATCCATGGGGACATTAAAACTCAAAAAAGGAGTCAATTGTGCCGGAGTCCTTTCTATTACATCCGTAGTTGTTCCATAATATTTTGATGCGGGAATTTGATAGAGAATAATTTGTTTATGAATATTCATCATCTCAAGATATATATTTTCTATTGTTCTCCATGTATTTGATGAATTTGAATTCAAAGGTGGATCAGAAAATACATAATCTTCTTCATTTATTTTTATGCGATATGATTTTATTAAAGAATATAAAAAATCTATGGCATTTGGATTTAATGAAATTTCCGTAGAGCCTGGTATTTCCCCTTGCATCCCAGGGCTGGATTCTTGTGAATCCATGATCATGACATTATTTTTTATAACAGAATTCAAAACAATTTTTATTTTTTCCCATTCTGTCTCTATCTCTGGAAAAAATTTTTTTAAAAATGCATTGCGATTGAAACAATATTTGTAAATTAAATCATTTATTCTAAATAAACATGCTGAAGCATATATTGCACTTTGTACGTTTACCATTTTTTTCTCCTCTTTTGTTTATTTCTTGATTTTCTTTTTTTAGGAATTCATATTTTCTTTTTCTAAACAATAAATGTCGGATCCCCTGTTATGACAAATCCATTTAAACAACCAATGATAACATCTGTTAATCTAGACGTGGGGGAAAATGCATCCAAAGCTGTATAATTTCCAGTTACTAAAAAACCAATGCCCATTACATCAAAAACTATATCCCCAACTCTCGCATTTGGTCTATATCCATCTAATGTTCCTATATTTCCAGTTATAATAGGAGCCGGAATCGGATAGGGCATAAAGAAACAATAATTCGAAACAAGCCCTAAATCAAATATTCTTGCATTATTCAAAACCTATTTCCTTTCTGATATCAGAAACTTTATTTTTGACATTTTCCACAATATTATTTTTTACATTTTCTTTAGTCGAATCCAATGAATCTACAATGTAAGAAGCATTTGATTTCATTTGTCCTGGTACATCTAAATTATTAATAAATGACGTTTTATCAAAATCTCCATTATCAGTCATATGTAAATTATCTTGTATTAAATTCATATTGTCCATAATATTTTGAATGTCAGCCGACATGTCAGGACAGATTTGGCTCAAACAATTCAGAATTTTATCTGCTGAATTCATAATATTTTTAATTCCAGTGTCTTTAATTTCATTATTTGATATTTCTATATTATCAATAATCAATTTTTCTCCGTACTTTGAAATGCTTCCTAAAACATGGTCAAGATTTTCATTTATTTTATCATTAAAAAAATCTGACAGTCCGCCTGCCGCGCTATCAGTATCTAAAAATGTATCAAATATAGATGAAGAAAGCTCTCCGGGAAAATCTGGCAATTCATCTAACAATGAAGAAAGATCTCCCCCTAAACAATTTTGTAAAACAGAATTTAAATTATCTGCCATACTAGACACATCTGGAACATATTCTTGAATCTTTGAGGTGGAATCCGCTACGACATCGTCTACTTCATCGACAGAAATTAGCGGCATATCAGTTACTTTAGCTATTTTTCTTTTAGCATCATTTAATTTTTCTGCTATATTAACATTTAATTTAGTTATTTGTTCATTCAATTTTTCAGCAACAGAAAATAATTCTGAACAAAATTTTTTGGTTGGATCGATTGTATCATTCATATTGCAAAACCCTAATCTCGATTACCTAATGGCGGAATAATGACTGGTGTTATAGCCGGGGTCGCCGGAGTTCCTGGGATTGCTGGCAATGACATATTCATTTGTGTAAATAGAGTTGCACCATCAATTGCCACATTTGCAATTGATTTAAGATGCAATGCCGCCATAGCAGTAATTTTTGTCATCGCAGTTGAATACATATCGATTTCTGCCCCTGATGTCAATGATAATTTAATATCTGAAAAAATATCAAGATTTAATGAACTCATAAATAATGATTTATCTGCTTTAATATTCATCACTCCCTTTGTAGAAATGTTGAATAAATTTTTAGAGGATATATGAAAATCATTTTTCGCAGAAACTTTTAATGATTTTCGTGCCAAAATATTTGCGTTTTTCCCAACATCTATAAATAAATTCCCATCGGTTTTTATTTTAATATCACTTTTCATTGATATTTGTAATTGTTGTTTTTCAATATCAAGATTAATGAAATCCCCTTTGTATGTTCTTATTAATAATTTTTCCTTCCCGCTTCTTTCATCCAATAAAATAGATGTTTGATTCCCATCTATTTTATAAACTGAATCTTCATCACCGCTCGGTGGATTTTTCAATGTCCTTTTTTTGCCAGTTATTTCAACACGTTGATCATCTGGGTCATCTGATATAATAACTGTTCTGCCAGCATGGGATTTAAATAATGTCCATTTTTTTTCATAATTGCTCCCAACCCTATTTTCAGGCAGAACAGGTGCATTTTCAATATCTAAGGCTGAAAAATAATATGGTCGATTTGGATTTCCATCTTCAAAAAACACCCAAACCCACGAATCTTTTAATGGAATAAAAGAAGAACCGGCATAAAAATTATCTTCTCCCCCCTCAGTATTTCTCCCGCCAATTGGATTATTAGCGGGTCTTGCCCAAAGTCCGGCATCTAAAGAATTAGAATTATTAAGTTCAATCCCATGCATTAATGTTGGGATCCACACCAAAACTCTACCGAATTTTCGAGGGTCTTTATTATCTATGACTCTTGCCCGATAAAATCCATATCTTTTTCCATCCATTCATTTTTTCCATTTTTTAAGTATTTTATTATTTGTTAAATTGCCTTCAATTTTCTATAATTTTCTTTTTCTGAAGATAAAATTTTTTTTATTATAAAATCCATCATGCTCTATGCTTTTTAATGCTTTGTCTGCATCTTCTTCTTTTACATATTTTTTCCACGTAAGCCATTCCCCACGTTTCTTAGGAAACATTCTAAAAAAAATACTGTTTCTATCTTCTTTAATCGGAGTATATTCTATAATCCATTCTTTCTTACGTTTGGTTGTTCTTCTATGTTTTGGAATTTCAGGACCTGATTTTGTGTGTCTGAAGTCAGATCTTTTTATAGATCTTTCTTTCCACGAATCCATAAACATTTACCTTTTTGTAAAATTATTTGGATGTTTTACTCTTTTTTAATTTCTTTGAAGCGTTTTTTAAAATCTTTATTATCAACGGAACAATGCCATCACTTCTTTTATGCGAAACATTTCCTTTTATAAGCTCACCTATTTCTGGTTCATAATACTCAAAAATATATTCCGATTCATCTAAATTTTTTAAATTGTCATATGCACTATATTGTGTTATATTTCTTCCGTAGATATGGGCAATCATCGATCCATTGAGTTTGATTTCAACTGAAAACATGTTTGACTCCTTGTAGATAAAGTTAAAAAACATTAACAAAAAATAAAAGGAATAATGAAATGAAAAACATTATTTTAATGTTCATTGGCGCAGGTGGAATTGCAACAATCGCTTTTTTCATAAGTCAATTATTTGATAAAAAGTCTGGAATTAGAAATGCTATTCATAATATAAAACAATCAGATATCATAGATAATATCAAAAATATTGGAAAAGAACAAAATACGATTAAAATTAAAATAGATAAATATGACAAAATGTCAGAAGCATCAAAGAAAAAAATAGATGCGATAAAAAAAGAAGCTGAACAAAAAATTCAAGTTGTAAAACAAAATGAAAATAATCTTGTAGAAACACAAAAAACAATTGATAATTTATGGGATGATATTTGATTTTTATTGGGGGTCATAAATTTTTATATGACCCCCAATAATCATAATAAATTTATTTTTTCTTTATATTAATAACTTTCCCGGAACTTTCATCATGTTCCATGACAAATAAAACTCCGCTTTCTGGAATCACAACAACAATATCATTTCCTATTTTAACTTCCATTGCATTCATTTGTAGGGATGTTATAAGATCTCCCACTTTAACTTCTTTGACATCCTCCCCGACTGAAATTACTTGATAAATACTTTGATTTATCTTTTCTTGAACTGACTCAGGAATAATAATTGAATTATTATTTTCGACTTCTAATTTAATTTCCTTGCAAACGATTTTATCCATGACAGCTTTGTATTTAAACATTCTTTGTTCCCTCCATAGGTTTAAAATTATTTTTCATTCTTTTTTTATTATTTTTTTTCGATAAGGTAGCGTATTTTCTACTCAGCTTCTGTTTTGCAATTTTCTCTCTTTTCCTCTCAGACGGCGAGGAATAAATTTTAGACCTCCAATAATCTTTAACAATACCAAATTTTTGCATCTTCTTTGATAATTTTTTAATGGCTTTCTCTAACGGATAATTTTTGTCCAAATAAATTTCAGTGCCATTTCCCATGTAATGTTTGTTCCTTGCCATGTTGCCCCCTTATTTTTTTTTTAATGTTTATAATGAAATATTATCAAATCCAAAAATATGATCCAATGAATTTTTTCTTGGGTTTCTTTCAACCTCCTGTGCTTTAAATATTGGTTTCAATAAATAATCTTTTCTATCTTCAAATGCAAATTTCATATTCGCATCTATATCAATAATAAAATATTCTGGCAATCTTTTTTCTTCATATGGCAATGCAATCATATTCAAATTTTTTACAGAAGAAGAATATGAAATAAATTTCTTAGCTATATCTTTGCCTGCTTTCTCTTTGTCAATCCCTTTTATTTTAAAAAGATATCCTTTGGAAGATGGTATATGATAATCATAAACCAATTCATTCCAAGCCAACATTGCCAAAACAGCGGGCGGGACTTGTTTATAATCATCAATTGGTTTATTCCAAGTCGCTGGCCTGGCAATTCTTGGATCTCCGGAAACAACCATATTTAAAAACTTCTTTCTTTCAGTTCTTATAAACTCTTCTATCTCTTTCAAGGAAATTTCATCGTTATATAAAATTATATGTAATAAATCTTTTAAAAATCTTTTACTTTCAGATGGAAAATCAGATCTTCTGATTTCAATTCCTCTATTCACAACTTCATCTATTTTTTTACCTTCCTGAAAAATAACTCTTGTTGAATATCTCTTTTTCGCAAGAAATATTCCTCTTCTTATGATAAGCTCATTTTTAAGATTTACAAAATTATGCTCATCCGGATTAATATTATGTTTTCTAATAATATTGGTCATAATATTATTATTCAAAAAATCTTGAATTTTTTCACAGCTTTCTAAAACATATTCCACCGTTTGTTTTTCTTTTGGAAAATCATTGAATGAAATAAAAATAGAATCTGTATCACCAGTTACAATATATGGATATTTTTCAGCATCCATCTCTTTAGAAAAAAAGGTATCTTCATCCAAAGGATTTGGCTCTACATATTTGCCTTTATTTAAAGAATCCATAAAGGCATTGCCATAAATAATAGATGATTTGGTTACTTCTTGACCAGACAAAGTTATTGCTTCTGACATGGATAAATTATAAAATCTAAAATTCTTATTAGAAATAATTCCATAAAGCGCATTGGCCAAAATTTTATACGCTTTCTGTCTTATATCAAAAAATTTGGATACATCTTTGTTTCCTTTTTCTTTCTCATCTAACATTTTACTTTTATACCCTTTTCTTTTCTTTATAAGAGATTGTAATATTTCTGAATAATATGAAAGCTTTTTATTATAGGATGTAAAAAAACATCCATTAATTGTTACAGAATATTTTTGTTCGGAAATTTCTTTTAATAAATCTGTTTTTTTTATTTTTTCAACATTATCATTGATGAGAGGCTTTCTGATTATTTCTAATTCATCTGGCAATTCATCGGGATTATAAATTAAATTAAAACCATATTTTTCATTTTTTAATTTTAATTCAAATGTTTCCACACCAATATTATATTGCATAATCATACTTGGATACAAACTTGTAAAATCCAAATCTGCAAGCCAATCATAAATTCCTGGAATTGGTTCAAGAACAAATGCGCCTTTATTTTTTCTAATCTGTTTCACGTCAAGTGCATTCCGCACAGTATAACCATGTTTTCTCAAATTAGAAATAACCGTGCTATCTACAAAACCAAATGGGCTTGAATAACTGAATGTTGTATTACAAACGGCTCTCAATTCATCAAACAAATCTATGTGGCAAACTTTTTTCTCAATATCTTCAAGCAATTCAACATCTCGAATATTGTATTCTATCGCTTTATTTATATCATGATAAAAAACATAATTAAATCCCTCTTCTATCTCAATCTTAGTTTTATCCAGTTCAACATTTCCTATGTATCCCAATTTATAACTTTCTCGTTTATTTTGATTAAATCGTTTATACAATTCCAATTGGTCAACAACAACATATCCACAAATATTGAAAATATTTGCTTTTTTATTTATATAAACTTTTCTAAACGGAGATAATAGATTTGTATCCATGCCTAAATTTTTTAATCGATTATAAATATATAAAATATCAAATTGTTTAAAATTCCAACCAGAAAGAAAATCCGGGTTCATTGAGTGAAGATCATTTATCATAGCAAGCAAAAGATTTTTTTCCGATTTGAAAGTTTTCAAATCCCATTTTTCAGGCGCATCAATTTTATTTTTATCGCATTTATTATTGGAATCCAATAAATAGGTTATATATCTCCCGTTGTATTTTATTGTGGCCATAACAATTGGATATTCTGCTTTATCAGGAATAGGGAAATTTCCTCGATCCCCATTCATAGTCGAAGCAACTTCGATATCGCAATACCATATATTTTTATTGCCAGGATTTGCCTCACCTTTATTTTTAGAATAATAATCAATAGAATGTTTAACAGTTGGATCAATATCTCCTTCAAAAATATTGTCTTTGTCCGGAAAAAATTCTGAATATTCTATTTCTTTTAACTCCAATTCATCAAAAGCACATATTTTTCTCCCATCATCATTTCTTAAAATATAATAAGGATAAATATTTGGAAGTTGATGAAAAATTTTTCTATTCTTTTTATCTCTAAAAATATATAAAATTTTATCTCCCAGTGATTGAATATCAACCAATTTATAATTATCTGTGTAAAATTTATCTGGAAGATCAAATGTTTTCATTCCATTTTTTTGTTCGCCATCTTCCTTTTGAGATTGTTCTATTTCGATAGGTTTCCCTTTTTCCAAAAAGGTTTTTATTTGTTTAAAATTTTCTTCATATAATGGAAGCATAGTTTTTTGTTTTCTTAAAATATAAGAAGGATGATATATGAAAAAAATATCATAACCATTCCATTTTTTAAACTTTCCAACTAGTTGATTTATTTTTTCTGGGAAATCAAAGGCAAAAGCTCCGCTTCCACCCATAATGACAATTAATTTTGGGTTACAGGTTTCTATTATTTTAAATACATTTTTTCTGCAATTTAGTATCGTGTTTATAGATGGGTTTCCCGTTCTCCCATCTGGGAGGAGAGTTTGACAAAGAACAACATTTGTTATTAAATAATTAATTTTATCCAAATTAAATTTGCGAAAAAAATTTCTAAAGAGTCTTCCACTTCTACCAACTAATGGCTTGCCTCTCAAAGTTTCTGTTTTGCCGGGATTCTCAGCAATATAAATTACATCAACTTTAGATAAATCATCTTCACAGTTTGTTTCAAGAATGCATGAAGGAGCATTTATTAATTCGCAAGAAAAACAATCTGCTTGTGATTCAATTATTGAAAACATTTTTCATGACCTTTCATTGCCCCTTATGAAACCGAAGTTCCATAAGGGGCAATTTGTTATGCTTCAAATATTAATTTGGTTATTGTTTCTGCCACATCCTCAATGTTGTGTGCAAGTATGGCATTTAAAAATGGAGACTTTATTCCCCAGCCCATACATTCTGGGCATTCTTCAAAAACGGATGCTTCTGGGGTTTTGAGAATAACCATGCCGTGGTTGCATTTTGGGCATGGAGCGGGCGTTCTCTTCTTCCCCGTGTAGTTGCAATCAGAGCATCCTTGCCCCTTGCATCTTTTGCAAGTATATGTCTTTTTGCCAGTCCCCTGGCAATAAAAACATTTCGCCTTTTTTATCTTATATGTTACCTTTTTTAATATGACCCCTCCTTGGCAATGGGGACAATCAAAGGTGGTTGGGATTTTCTTCCCGGATAGAATTAATCTTTTTACTGCGTTGTTTTTTTCACGTTTAAAGAAATATGCCCCGTTAAAATCCCCATTCTCCAATTTTGCAAAAAATTTACTGATTGCTTTCATAATACCTCCTTTAAATTAAATTAAATTAAAAAAAATAACTCTAACTATCACTAATAAATATATATAGAAAACATATTATCTAAATTCTATGAAGTGGATTTTTCAAATTCAACTATTTTAAAATTATCTTGGAGGAATTTTTTAAGTGGGATTTTTTTATGAGGGGTTTTATTTTCAATAGATTCAATTTTTTTATGTTTTCTCGTTTTCTTTTTTCCTTTTATTTTACGTTTACTATAATTTTGTTTTAAGCCAAGATTTTTATAAATATCATTTTTATTTTCATCTGCTAATATTTTATCAATCAATATTTTTATTTCATAATTTTTTAAGAGAGGAAATTTTTCTTCAACAAATTCTTCCAGATTTGTCTTTTTCTTTCCCTTTAAAAAATATGTGACTTCATTTCTTTTTACTCTAAATCTTAAAGTCATTTCTTTAATAAATCTAAACATTTCTTCTTTGTCTATATAAAATAGACTCATATTATTCATATATTTATCTAGAAAATAATTTAATTCTGGATTACGAATGAATACTTTGATGAGGAATAAATTATTGATTGGGGATTTATATGAGGATAAATGTATGCCATTCCCATAAGTCGGAATTTCAGAATTCAAATCGCCATCGAAAACCCAGTTTATAAAAGTCTTGTATGGCATTTATTCACCTTTTTCTTTCGGCATTAAATTTTAATCAAAATCCTTTTCTTACCATTTTTACATTTTCTAACAATTTTTCTTCTTTCATCTTCAAAAGGAATTATATAATAGTGAATCATTCCGCATTCAGGGCATCTTACTTGAACATTCTTTTTATTCATAATCATAAACAAAGTACCGTTTGTGGATTTCATATTTTTCACTGTTCTCATAGATTTCATATGCTCCATTGATAAAAGAAAATATCTTCTTTCATCAACCCCCCTTCGGTTTGTTCGTTAATAAAAATTATATCTTATTTTCACATGATTTAATCTATCGACTTAACATTTCTTTGAGGCTTGTTGTCAATTTTGAAATCTTTTCTTTTATTTCTTTTATATCATTTTGGATCTCTATATTATTCTTATTGACTTCCAAAGCTTTTTCTTTTAAACTCGAAAGATTCTGTTTGATCTTTGAAAAAATTTTATCGAATCTTTCTTTTTCTTCTTCCAGATTAACTTTTTCTTTGTTTTCCATTTTTAACACCTCTTTTTTATATGTTTATATTTCATCATTTCTTTTGTTAAACCAACAACCAAAAATACTAAATACAATGCAAAAATTATAAAAATGAAAGTGGGAATAAAAATTATTTGTAATGGATTTGAATTCATATTATTTTTTTGAAACAAATTTAACATATCTTAAGATTCCAACCATTGATTTAAAATATGCATAAAAGAAGAACTCAATGCTTTAAATGTCCTGCGTTCTTGTCTGTCGATATTATTATTTTTTGAATAGTTGAAAAAATAAACTACATGATTCATATTATTAAGTTTTTTCAATATATTTGATTCAAATTTAATTTTATCATCCATAATAATGATATCGAATTTTTTACATTCGTCTGTAAAATTTAATATTTTTTCTGGAATATCTTTTTCTTTTAACAATTTAATATTAAAAAAGGAATCATAAGTCTTCAATGTTTTTTTGACATCCGAATTGCTGATAATCATCAAATTTAACTTCATTGTTTTAAATCCTTCGAAATATTAATTTACTTTCCGATGCTTAAATTCGAGCATCCGCCACTTGCCTTTTAAAAACTATTTTCCTTTAAATAGGATATATTCTTTTTGTTTTGATTTGTTTTTTGAAGATATGTGCTGAACTGAAATTAAATGATACAAGCCTTTAACTTTATGCCCATGAAAATTAATCGCAATGTGTTTTTTATCAAATTTTAAAATTTCACAAGATCCACCATCAAACTTTTTAAATGTTCCTGCTCCATAACCACTTTTCAATACGCCTGTAAATGTAGCGTCTGCATATGAATGATCATTTGTTCTAATGGCAAGAACTTTAACTCCAGTTGTGAGAGGGACTCTTTTCTTAACGGCAAAAGATGCCCACATAGGACTATTTGGGAGTTTAAATCTTAAATCTTGATGTTTGCCAGCCTTCAATGCATTATGGTCAATGACAACAAACTCGGATACTTTATTCATTTTTTATCCTTTATATTCTTCAAAAACATATCTAGCAAGACTATACGCGTCTGCCAGATCATCTATCTCTGTATCATAGCCCCATTTTTTATAGACATATTTTAACATCAACGCTTTACTTCCATTTCCTCGACCAATTACAAATTTAACTAATTTTTTAGGCGGGATAACAATATATTTTATTTTATTTTTAAATAGAAAAATTCTTAGGTAATAATTCAATGCCCCAATATTTAAAAGGGCATTGCCTTTAGACATAAAAGACGGGCCTTCAATACCAACAATTATTTTTGAAAAATCCAAATCCGAAATTAAATCATTTATCTTTTTTTCAATAAATAAAATTCTTTCCTCTGTTGTTTCATTTGAAGCTGTTTTGATATTTAATTCTCTAAAGACATTGCCATCTGAACTCAAAATAACAAGTCCACTGGATGTGAATGATGGATCGATTCCCATGTAAAAATTATACATAATTCTCCTTTCAATAAATATCTATATATCGAAAAAATCTAAAAATTTATTATTTTTCTTGCTTCACATTTTGATGAGCTTTAACATCCGCTTTAATTCTCATTTGTGATTTACCTTTGCCTCTCCAATATGTGCTTCCGGTATATTCATCAGCAATTGCGGCACAAAACCTTCGTGCCCTATCTTCCCCGAATTGTTTCTTCATTTTTTCTTCACATTTGTAAAACCAATCTTTGCTCATCGGTTTAACTTTCATCGTTTTTGAAAGGGTGTCTACGAATTTCTCAACACTCTCATGTGTCCATCCTTTCGGAAGGCCCTCAAGACCTTCAGCTTTTTCTTCTGCCTCATTTAAAAAGCGTAAATACTTGTCTGCGATACCCATGTTTAAACTCCTTATTTGTTATTTAGATTGATATTAACACTGTATTTTCTATGATGTCAAGAATAATTTATAAAGAGTTAGCCTAAAGAAACTCTAATATTTGGAATTTGAGTGTTTTCCATTTTTTCCATCAATTTTTCTTTTAATTCTTTTCCTTCTTCAAAAATTTCTGCTCCGATTGGAATTTCTCCAAAAGGAGTCTTTAAATTGCCATCGCCATATCGTTTTCTTATTCTTCCGATTAACATCATTATATCAGCTAAACATAAATCTAAGAATAATCTTTGAAATTCATTTGGAATCTTGGAAAAATCTGGTGGCTGAACTCTTTCATAAATTAATATTATATATTCCATATCGCCGGGGACGGGTCTTATTCTAAAAATATTTGGAGACTCAAACTCAAATTTGAAATCCCAAATAGAATATTTTCTTCCCCATCTGGCGATTTCTGTTTGTAAAATAAAATTCGGCAATTGGAGGCCACTCATAACTCCCATATATGGATGCCCGAAAAATAAATAACTCCCCATGGGATATGCTATATCAACAATTCCTAATATTTCTAAATTATCAGGTTCATAGATATAAAAAGCATTTTGTTCCCCAGGAACTTTATTTTGTTCAATTCCTAAATTGAGACCATATTTTTGTTTATCTGGAAAAAATCTTGAAAAATCATAGAGCGTGCTATCTCTTATATAATCAAGGATATCGTTATCTTCTATCTCCAATTTCATATTTGGGAATCCAAGATTTTGCTTTATATATCTAAGAACCTTATTTTCATTTAACATGTGGAATGATCCTTATCCAATATTTTATTATTTGTTAAACATTACTCAAATAAATAATAAATATCATCTTCATAAAAATCTATATTCATTTTGATTAACAATTCAATAATATTATCAGGATTTAATATTTCTTCTTTTTTTAAAATTGATTTTATATATTTTTTATTATTGGCAAAATATTCTTTACTGCTGTTTAAAATTTTTTGAGATAAAATATTGAAAGAAATCAATTTTAAATTTCTGACAATTATATCTTCATCGATGACTTTATTTTTCACATCATCAGAGTGTGATTTCAAATTTCCATTTTCCATTATATTTTTCTCAATATCTTCAATATCCCCAAATATTTTAATAACGTCTGGCAGAATTTTAATACATCTGGCAGGTCCTATTCCATTAATTCCTGGGATTTCATCAGACGAATCTCCCACGATAGATAAAAATAAAGGAAAATATTTATCGTCTATCCTATCATATTTTTTCTTGTTTTTAATCTCACTTTGAATTGCCATTCCTTCAGACAAAATATTATTGGAATTCCTTTTCCGTTGATATATTTTTGTATTTGGTAAAGAAAGACATTGTTTCATATCATGATCTGAAGAATAGATAATATTCACAAAAAAATCATCCTTAGAAATATTTGTATATTTTATCAGAAAATATGGGATGAAATCTGCTTCCAAATTTCTCATATTAAAATAATATACGTTTGGAAATTTATTTAAAAACTTTTCCATAAGGAGAATATTTTTTTTAACAATATTATTTAATTTTTCCATGCTCGCCATATCTAATAAATAAAAATCATTTATATGACGATTGGCCTTATATTTTTTAAAAATATTTTTATGATAATATGATCCCCCCATTTCTGAAAAAATCAAAAATCTTATTTTCTTATTTTTTTTCAGACTGTATTTTTTATGATAGATTAACATAAACAATAATGATGAGAATATTGATGTGTCTATAGTATTTGAAATGTCAGTATTATCAATTATTTCTGATATAATATCTTTTACGAATAAACCAGTGGCACATGCTTTAAGGTCAATAAAAAGGTTTATAAATTTTTTATCTTCAGAAATGATATTATCCAATATTTGATATGTTGGATAATATGGTATAATTGAATTGATGTTCAATTTTCATTCTCCTCTTCCTCTTCGATTTTTTCTTTTATATCATCTAGCCATTCATTAATATCTAAATTCTCAACTGTATTTTTAAAAGGATATGGAATATTTCTTTGTCTATCATAAGATAAATCACAATTCAATAATATTTCACCATTACAATTTAAATAAAATACAATATCGATATCATAATCTGATATACATACTTCATAATCAGATACTTCAACTTTCTCTTTATCAACTATATTTCTTGCCCTGCCTTCGTTTAAAACGGATGTAGTTCTACTGTTTCTAAACCCAACCATTTTAAAGATTTTCCAAAAATTTTCTTGTTCTTCTGTAAGCGGTTCATGATAGATATCATTAGAAATTTCTATGCAACGGAGTTCTGAGTCACTATATGAATTTACACATTCCATAAGATAATCTATCACAAAATTTTTTACATCTTCATTTATTATGGTTCCATTTGTTGCGATATAATATGATAATTCATTGTCATTATATTTTTTAATTATTTCTATTAATTCTCTGATAATATTTGGGACTAAAAATGGTTCTCCGCCAGAAAAAACTACATTGCTCAATTGAAACTCATAGCCTTTTATTTTTTTTAATTTTGATAAAAAAATGTCTAAAAATTTTGTGTTAAAATCAATATTCTCTTTCTCGCCTCTTAAGCAATGTTCACAACTGAGATTACATCTTCTTGTTGTTTCGATAACTATATCGCAAGTCAGAAAATTATCATAGATTTCCATTTTCAACCTCTCCCGAGAGTAAAAATAAAAAAATCAAAGGGGAGATAAACCCCCCTTTGATTTTTAAATTCCTTTTGTTTGAATAATTTTCTATTTTAAAGCTTCGAAATCGGAATAAGTTATTATTTTAACTCCGTATTTTCTTGCCTTTTTCATTTTGCTTGTATCACTGTTCAAATCATTTGTAACTAATATATCCAGATTTTTACTTACTTTATTGATAAATTCATATCCAATTTTCTTTGCTTCAGAAATTAACTCACTTCTCTTTTTATCTGCTTTTCCAGTAAAACATATAGTCTTCATTTTATGTTCTCCTGTTTCATTTTTCGTAATTTTAACATTCAAAACTTTAAGCATTTTATCAATTAATTTCTTATGCTTTTTGATATTTTTTACCAGTGTTTCAGATCTTTTATCAGACATTCCTTCAATCTCATTCAACATTTTAATATCAGATTCAATTAATTCATTCAGTGTAAATTTTGATAAAATATTTTTTGATATTCTTTTTCCAAATCCCTCAATATTTAAGGATGCCAAAATTCTCCAGTCTTCAATTGGAGTTTCTTTTATTTTCCTTATATTATTCAATAGATTTTCCGCAGACTTATCTTTGAATCCTTCCAATTTTAAAATGTCATCTTTGGTAAGATTAAGAATAGACAGAATATCCTTATGACCATTTTTGATTAATTTCTCAATGGTTGGTTTGCCAAGCCTCTCAATCCCTAATCTTACAACCGAATCATATAATTTGGAAACCAATTTCCCTTCGCAATTTTCATTTGTGCAATACAAATGAGGGGAAATGAATTTTGTTTTTGAATTGCAATATGGGCATCTTTCAGGGATTGTAATTTCCTTCCTGTCGGCTGGTCTGAAAATAATTTCTTTAAGCTGTGGAATAATTTCTCCACATCTTTCTATTATAATCGTATCGCCTATTGATAAATCATTATCAATAATATATTGATAATTATGCAAACTTATTCTTTTATTCATAACCCCTTCAATTTCGACCGGCTCTGTAATTCCCACCGGGATTAATTCTTCTTTGCCAATTGTGATTTCAATATCTTTGAGAATTGTTTCTCCAAAAGGATTTCCAAGTTTAACAGCTATCTGTCCTTTTGGATGATGGCTTGTCGTTCCAAGAGATTCCGAATATTTTTTATCTTTTAATTTTACAACAATTCCGTCTACCGCAACTTTATTTTTATTCATATTAATAACATATTGAACATATTGATTATAAATACTTTCGTTGAAATATCTCAATTCAATTTCAAAATATTCATAATCATAATTGATAAATGTAATCAAACCTTTATATGCAACATCTGTCTCATCTTCATTTATCAATCCGGCGACTGCACTTCTTGGAATTTTATATGGCTCACCTTTTTTATTAATAAATAAATTTCTATTGTTTTTAAAATCACTATTCAAAATAACCAATTCCCCTCTTAGGGTTTCATTCTCCAATTCCTCAAATTTATAGAATTTGTCTATTTCTTCAACATTTTTCAATATTTTTATAAATGGCATTTTATCTGAAATATCTTCTCCGACAAACCCATCCCCTCGTTTAGAGAGCACTCCGTTTTCATAACAAGCTGCCATTCCATCATATTTTGGTTCCAACAAAAATTTCTCTCTATCATTTCTGGCAACCTTTTTCATCCATTTTAAAAGTTCCGAATAACTATATACTTTATCTAAAGAAAGCATTGGAACTTCATGCTTTATTTTTCTTCGTTTAGGATTTTCAATATCTATTATTTCATTTAAAATTTTATGTTCTGGATTTATTTCTTTAACTTTCTTAATTAATTGCTCATACTTAAAATCAGAGATTACAGGTTCTCCTTCAAGATATTTTTGATTATAAAACAAAACTTTATCAATCAATTCTTTTTCAACCATTTCCTCATCATTCAACTCTTTATCAATCATGATTTACTCCCATTCTAAGTTTTTTATTTTAAGTTTTACTTGCTCAACAAATCTCTGAAACAATTTTGACAAATATCGCATGCTATTTTATCTCTATCCTCAAAAACAGAAACGTAATTTCCTTCGTGGTCAATAGAAATAAATTCCTCAATTTCCAATTCGTTATAATATGCCGTTCTGCACACATCACAGATTACTGCGTCTATTTTTGGGGGCGGTATTTCATCCATTTCCATTGGCATTTCAAACAGTTTTGAATTCTTCATCTCTACCTCCTTTCGACATAAATGAGCCCTCTGCCATTTAATAGCTGAGGACTCATTGTTTATTAAAAATCATTAATTGGAATTTTCTCGCCATAAATAGTTAATATAATATTCTGGAACATTAAATTCTTTTGCCCATTCATATAATGGTTTATCATATCGATGTTCCAAAAAATATTCAAGTTCTTCATCATTTAAACGTCTATAATTTCGCCTTTTAGTTTTATAGAACAAATCCACACCTTTTTTTCTAAGCCCAGTCGCATATGACCTTATTGTCGATGGGGCAACGCCAAAAAAATCAGACAATTCTAACGTATCCATTTCTCCCCAAAGTAAAATAAATGTTTTTTCATCAATTTTACTTTTATTTTTGACAGATTCACTTTCAATCGATTTTTGTTTATTTGATGAATTGTTTTCAAATTTGATGTTGATAGAACAGTTTATAGTTATCTCTGCCTTGTTGACATTTCCTTCTTGTTCTTGATTTTTAAAATACGTTTCCATTTTCAGCTCCCTTTCGTTTTGAAATTATTTTTTGTATGTTCTTAATTTTGCCAACTCTTCTGCATATCCATAAATATGCAAACCTTTTGAAGCCGCAACAATTGGGCCTGCCTCAATTCCAATTTCATCAGCCATATATTTTTGAAGAACTGCAATACCTGCTAAATTTGCTGGAAACCCCCCCCATAAATCCCATGATCTGAAATAGGGATAAAAAATAAGTTTTTCATTTTTTATAATTTTTATATCAATGTGTCTCAAACACGGAGGATCAGAAAGCTTAGAATCAGTTGGTTGACCAACCTGCAAAATGGCTTGATTCGTATTTGGGGTTTCTTTTAGAATATTTATCCAATATTCGATTTGATTATAATATTCATCGGAATTAATATCTTTAACTTTACAAATTCTTTCACCATATGTGTATTCTTCATTTTCTTTTTTAACTGATGATAAAAGATACGGAAGATATTGTTCAACATATCCGGCTTCGACTGGATCTGGGATATTTAAATGTGCAGGAATCTTTGGAAGCATACTATCATACGGCTCTGAATATGGATGTTCTATTAAAATAGTTGCCCAGTCAAATTCAATCCTTTTTTCTCCCACAAACGAACCATATTGGACTTCATACTTTCTCCCAAAATCAATAATATTATAAACACACTGAAACCAAGCATCCGGAATGTTTGTTGCTCTGATGAAAATCGGGTCCAGATATTTTGTCATAAAAATTCCTTTCAGTTCAATCTTCGTCGTGTTTTAACATTCCTTCTTTTTTAGCATCTTCTTCCATTTTAGCCAATCTTGTATAATAATCTGGGATTTCAGTTAAATGGTCCAATGCTATCTTTGCAGATACAATTGGATTAGTCGTATGTTCCATTTCAACTTTAATCCCCATTTTTAATTGTTGTGGATCAACATCACTTGCTTTTGTTGAATATTTACCGGAAAGACCGCTGTTCATGAACTCTTTTATAAAATCGATTTTTTTTACATCCATGATTTTCCTTTCATAATTTAAGATTCATCCTTTTATTCATTAAAAAAATCCCATACCTTTTTCTCAAATCTCAAAATTTCAATAATTTTTTTAAATTTTTTATATAAACTTTCTACTGTCATATTCAAATCTGTTATTTTAATATATGGGAAAAAATCAATAGTTAACGGAGCGTACATATAAGTTCCGTCAAACGAAACCATCATTCCACCTGGGTATTCATCTCCTTTTTCATGCATTAATATAAAAGGCAATTTCTCTTTGGCACATCTCATTAACTCAAGGTGATATGCATAATTTGCTCCTTCTGTAATGCATTCGGCCATTTTTTCATTAAATGTTATGGTATCATAAAAATGCTCACGCCCTGGATTATCTTCTAAAATTATTTTGTCAATTTTTTCAAGATCATCTTTTAAACATATAATTTTAGCCCAACAACAATCTGACATTTTTCCCCCTTTCAATTTTAATGAGTGTTCATTCAGAATTTTTCACAGTTCATATTTTTTATAATAAAATCATTAATCATATCACTAGCCACATCATCTTTCATTTTTTCCATTTTCAAAATGGGTGGAATCTTTGCCAAATAATTTTCATTAAAAAAATCATATGCGATAACTGCTGATATCATCTTTTTACGTTCATCTGAAATTATTTTTTCATTTTTCATTTTTTCACTTTTCCTTATGTTTATCAATTTTTGTCAAGCAATTCAACTAAATTTATTTTTTTATTATAAAAAATTATTTCACAACATACCCAACTTTTCTAAATGGATCAACATGATACATAATCATTTCTCTATTTGTGGCTTTTTCATTAAATGTGCAATCCTCTTCATCAAGATTTTCCCAATCATATTTTCCAAAAATATCTTCAAGTTCAGATCTTTTATAATATAAAGTTCCAACCCATGTCTCATTTGAATAATGCCTTTCGGGATTGACTCTAATCTTTATGTTGCCTGTTCTCGTAACTTCCATTTCATCCCCCTTTCGATTATTTTATAATAAACCCAAAACCAGCCTTTTCCTCAAGAGTATTTCTTATTAATTCAATATATCTCTCATCCAAAGATGCTATTTCATGGTATGGAATCACAGAACCAATCCCATACCTTTTTATAAGCTCTTTTATTGGACCTTTATAAATATTATTTTTTTTCTTATTTTTTTTTCATATTTCACCTCCTTTCTTTGAATTAAAATAAAATTAATATTTAAAAAATATTATTAATAAAAAATTAAATCGTGGGGGAATTGAATCATAATTACTTGGAGATTCAATCCCCCAGATTATATTCAGGATGGTATTTCAATTTGAATTTCAAACCCATCCTGAATCCAAGTCAAATAAATGTTGTTGTGATTATCCTTGTATATACTTGGGGATGTATTTATTCCAAGATTTGCCGATGTTATGGTAGCATCCAAATAAACCCCCTGTATATCCTTTTCAGGTTGCCACCATGTCAATCCATTTCTACCAAAAATAGGATGATGTATTTTGATTTCATGTTTGAAATTATTTTTATAATATATTAAAAACAATTTGCTTGAATCCGCCTTTCCGTATGGGGGCCATCTATACTCCGGCCTTGCCACAATATCATCCACGAAAATAAGGTGTGGAAATATTTTTTCATTTGTCTTTTCACGAGAAATCATCTCGAATTTAATTTTTTCTGACATGTTTTCCTCCTTGTAATAAAATTTAAAGTTAAAAATATTATCAATAAGAAATTAAATTATAGGGGGATTGAACCATAATTACTCAGAGATTCAATCCCCCGTTTATATTTATCAGGATGGTATCTCAATGTGTATTTCAAAACCATCCTGAAGCCACATCATTCTCTCGCTCATAGTCTCCTCCTTTTTTTTTTGAAAAAATAAAAAACATATCTATCCTATCATTGATTCATATATATAACAAATTTAAAAAGGATTATTTAAATGTTGAAAATGACATATTTTAAATATCTTTATTTAACTTTAATAAACATTTTCTTAAATTTTAAAATCAAATACAAAACTGATATTAAAAAATATAAAATCGAAGAAAGATGGACAGTCAATTTCAAAGAAGGGGATTGTGATGATTATACATTGACGAAATTATATTTTTTAATAACACATTTTGGGAAAAAATTATTTAATCCAAAAAATTTATGCATAGCTGAATGCTTTGTTGAAGATGAAGAGACTGGAGAAGTTGGAGGTGGGGAAGGTCATTTAGTTTTGATTGTCAGAACAAACAAAGGTGATTATGTTCTGGATAATAGATTTCTTATAATTCCACCATATTATAAGCAGAGATATTATTATAAAAATATTTTATATGGAAAAGATTGGTATTCGATAAAAAATGATGATCATGAAAAATTTAAATTCAGAAAAACCAAATTTGAAAAGGCAATATTTAATTTAATATATTTTTTAAGAATATTATTTTTTGGCGTTCCGAGATCTAAAAGCATGATTTTAAAAGAGCTAGTCATTATGCCATATGGTTTTTATGATTTATTAAAAAGAAAAAACAAAACCGATGAAGAAAAAGAAATAATAAAATTTTGGGGACTTGAAAAATAATTATGGTGCTCGGGAAGGGAATCGAACCCTTACGGCCAATGGCCCAGGGATTTTAAGTCCCTTGTGTCTACCAGTTCCACCACCCGAGCATCATAAAATCAATAATTATCCAAAATAGTTGAAAGTTCATTAATTGTGTTTTTCATATTTTTCAATGTTTTCTTCATTGCACACATATTTCTATTTTCAAAGAAATCATCGAATTTATCAAGATGTTCAACCAAATCCCTCACTAGTAGATCTATATTTTTAATATCTGAATCATATATTGCTTCTGAAACTTTTTGTTTGATCATAATCAACTCCCTTCAAAAAATATAAATTAATTTAATTATTCTCATATGTTAACCCAAATATATTTATATCAATCCCATCAAATAATACATTATAATTGAACAGAAATTGTCCTTTCTTTTCAGCGTGTACTGAAAATGAAACATCTTCTTCATTTTCAATCATGAAAGCATCTGATGGAAAGAACATTTCAAAATCAATATTTTCAACCATATCAATATTATCTATAAAAACCATATTTTGATCTTTTGAAAGAGAATCAACCATAATGGATGCTTTGCCATCTTTTGATTTCAATTTCAAACTGTCTATATCAAATATCTGTAATGCCACTCTTATTCTATCTGAAATTATTTTAGGTATGCTTGTTTTTAAAATGCAATTTTTGTAAAAAATATCATAAATATTATCAATGCTTTCAATATATGGAGTTTGGCAATATGATGAATCTGTTTTGTTTATTGTTAATTTTGAATATCCATCTTTAATAATTAAGGATTTATCGTCAACCTCTATTTTTACATCATCTCTGAATGTCTCAAATAATTTGATCTTTCTTTTCATATCATGAAAATTAAAAGTGAGTTCTCCAAGAATATCAACTAAATTTATATCATAAACAACTCTTCTTGAATCATCATATTGTGCAATTCTTCCATTTTTTATATCTATGAATGTCATGTTTTCTTTTAATATTTTAAACAATTTCACAACCGTTGAAAAATCTTTCCCTAAAACGTCAATGCTATACATTTGACATCATTTCCTTTCGTGTTTTATTGATTTTTATTTTTCCCTTTGTATAATATTTTTTTAAATATTTATAATATTGTTCTCTTTTGAATAATACAGTTTTTCCAATGCCTATCAATTTTCTTAGATTTTGAATTAATTCTTCATCTCCTCTTAACAATTCTTTTTTTAATGATTTAGCCATTTTTCCATTCACAACAATTTCTCCTTTCAATTATCATGAAAAAATTATTTTAATATATTTCTTCCCTTTCTCATTTATATATTTAATATCAAAAATATAGTCAAAATTCAATTCTATATATTTGAGAAATGTAATTATATATTCATTCCTCTTTTTTAACTCTTCAATATCATTGAAAAATAATATTAAACAATATTTATTGTTATTTAATAATGCGAATGAATTTATGTTGGATATGATGTTTTGGGATTCCCCAGAAAATGAAATGATATCTTCATAAGATATATCATCAAATTGATGATCAATTGTTTTGGCTGAATCTATGATCTTCTTTAGATTTTTATTTATGATTTCTATTTCTATTTCCGAAATATTCGATTTCTCTTTAGTTCCTTTTTTAGCCATTTATAAACACCTTTCTTATATTTCGATGATATCTAAACATGTCTTTTAATATATAGGAATAGTTTTGTCAAGTATTTTTATGAATAAAAAACTATTTGAAATTGCTATATATATTAATAAATAGTAGTATAAGGCTTGTCTTCGGTAAAGGCCAGTTCTCTCGGGGGGAGAATGTTTGGAGCTACACTGACCGAAGACAATGGCACCCCGTTTATTAACCATTAACGTCCCCGTCAACAATACGGGATATAAACCGAGGGTGATATCGTCCTCGGGGAAGTTCTCGGAATAACTTGACGGGCCGGAGGGTGCGATGGTTAAGTACATCGTCACTCACTCCGGGGGAGCTCACCGGGATGAGATCCTGGCGGTTGCCCTCGCTCTCAACGTAGAGAAATTCGTTGGGACTCCGAGGGTATATCGCCGGGATCCGAATCCCGGTGAGTTCGAGGACCCCCAAGTCCTCGTCCTTGACGTAGGGCTGAGGCACGAGCCGACGCTCAACAACTTCGACCATCATCAGATGGAACCGAAGGTTGAGACGGCTGAGTGCGCGCTCAGTCTCTATGCCAAGGCAAGAGGACTTGAGGATTCCCTCAGGTACCAGAAATGGTACCGCACAAGCATCATTCTTGATGCTTGTGGGCCGTTTAAAACGGCGGGGGATCTGGGGTTGCCTCGTTTTCCGATGGAGCTGTTGTCTCCCATCGAAAGCGTTCTCATAGACGCTTTCCAGGGATGCGGCTCCGAGGTTAACGAGGCCGTCCTTGAGATCCTGGCGGGTCTCGGCAAGCGTATTCTGGCGAAAGCCAAAGAATACGTTTCCATAATCGAAGACCTTAAAAGCAAGGTCAAAATTATGGATATTGCCGGGGTCCAGGCCCTTGTTCTTGAGCAATCAGGAACAAAAGGGCTACAGGATCTTAGGGATGACCTCTTCCCGCAGGCTGGGATTTCCATTCTCCACGATGACCGTGGAGATGGATGGATCCTCTATCGTTTCAATGACGATAGAAGGGTCGATTTCAGCCTGCTGGGGGAGGACCCTAGAGTCCTCTTCGCCCACAAGGGGGGTTTTATTGCCAAAACCCTCCATCGGCTACCTCTTAATGAGGTGGTCGAGCTTGCTGCCAAAGGCGTAATAGCCTAGGCACAAGTTGTGGGTGGCCCCGGTGCGGTTACCACGCCGCCTCAAGAAATGTGGTAGGGGTTTGGCAATAAACCCTGGGAAGAGGAGGATATCCCACTCTTCTTTTTTGTAAAAATATTTTTCTTTTTAATCATAAAAGATATTAAAAACATTATATATATTTCTTAATGAAAGATATAGACATATAACAAAAAATCAAAGGAGACCATTATGAAAACCGCACCAAACCCCACCCCAAACAGCGTCAAAGAGTCCCTCTCAATTGCCAAGCAGGTCAGGTGTTGTCCTCCTCCCGGCCTGAAGTCCAACGGCTATGAAAAATTTTTAAAAAAGCACATGGGCCTGTGCCCGTACTGCGGCACGGATCTTTCCATTTATGATAACAATGATGCACCGTGGGAAAAACTCGCAGACCGGCTGCAGAGGGTGCTGAAAAAAAGTAAATCGGAAGGCCCAATTAAAAAAGGTGAGCTAAGGAGGATTGCATCCAGGCTTGCCGGATGGCGAGATGGTTTTTATTACAACCCGCCCCTTGTAATTGTTTATGAAGTAGATGCCGATTTCCCGGAAATTGTGCAGGTCGTACAGGTGTATGACGACATTCTGCTTGCCGGACCCGGGGATCTAATATTAACCGAAGATATGACCAACGGTACGGGCAGCCTCCTGGTAGAATGCTGGAATTCCTATACCATTAAGGCTTCTTTCTTAGATCCAACAATCTCTGTATTATCCGAAGAGATTATGGATGCCGTTTGTGAAATGGTGACAAACGAGGCATATACCCCGTCCTGGGCTCTTCTGCCCCCGCCTATGACTGAACATGATCCCAGAAGATATTTCCGAAAACTCGAGGTTGATGTGGCCTATACCTTTGGTTCATATGCCGCCTCTGAACTCATCTAACCACATCCCCCCTGCACATTACAATAGTGCAGGGGGGCAATTTTTTTGTAACTTTTCAAACAACTTAAGGAGGTGTTATATGGAAAAATATATAAACATACCACTGTACTGCGAAAAATGTCGCCACTGTCTCAGACAAGGCGACATAATGGTTGGTACCGATAAAACTGGAGGTGGGCCAGAAGATTCATATTCCTGTACTAAAAACAGGAACATGACACACTATTGGTTCCACAATACCAACTGCCCAGACTTTGAAGATTATTATTAGAATTATTAATTAACAAGCAGGGGGCTGATTCAAATCAGTTCCCTGCACAAATTTTAATTTTCAAATTTATTAACAGAGTGACAAACATCAAACTAAAATCTCTATTCAAAACAATAATCATGAGAACAAATAAATTCTCTATCACTTTAATAACAATATCAAAATCAATTTAGTATAATAATATCCCACTCTTTTTTTTTTTTTTTAAAAATAATTCCCCTTATTTATAAAAGATCTTAAAAACGCTATATATATAAATTAATGAAAGAAATAGATGAATTAAAATAAATAATGAAAGGAGGTGATGATGTATGAGAATTATAGGTGTAGATAAGAATGGAGTCGTGGTCTTCTCGGCCACATCTGAATCCGAGGCCCGAAGAAAGCTCCTCGATAGGAGCTGGGGCAGGGGCAGGGATCGGAAGGTTCGCGAGGAGACTGAGGCAAACGATGATGTAACCGAGGCGAAGGACACGCCTCGATAAACAAAAAAAAAAAACCACGGGGCTACCATCATGCCCGTTTTTTTATCATCGTTTATTTATAAAATTTAACTTTATAATCGATGTTAAACAAAAACACAAAACCATTTTTTTGTCCAAAAAATATTATCTACAAATATATTTTTAATCAACATATTAAATTTTAAATTTATTAACAATAACAGGCATTTCTGCAAAATCTCCCCCAGAAGTATTATAATAAACATCCATTGAATTTAATAAATATGATCTTTCTTTTTTAAATTTTTTATAATATTCTATTGGGATATTTGAATCGGATAAGACAATCAAATCAAATTTACCAACATATTCATATAATAATATGGAATTTATAATCCCATAAAAATTTTGTGATAATGCAGAATAATACCCAAAAATTTTTTTGTCAGTTTTTATAAAATCAAAATATTTTTGAGCATATATATCGAATATTCCTTCCCCGATTAAAATTCCAGTTCCATTCAAATTTCCATCTATTTTATAATAATCCGGAAACGAATTGGTTTTTTTATTTCCTATAAAAAGTTTATAATATCTAAAATCATCAAAAGAATCAATATTTCTACAAACAATCATTGTTTTATGTTCTGTTAAAAATCCAATGAATTTATCTTGGAGAAAATTTATCATATGATTTCTTTTATTACCTTTGGGGAAAGATATATTATTTCTTCTTAAAAAATGTTTAAAATCAAAGATTAATCCTTTGATATCATTGAAATCATTTTTTATAAATCCCAATCTTTTTTTCAAATATATTTTCTTATATGGGAATCTGTCTTTATCATCATCTATTATATAATTTTTATCATACTCTTTTTTTGTAAGAATTTTATCTGTGTGAATATATTTTAATTTATCTTCATCAACAAATTTGCCTATCTCTTTTTTATTTAAAGAAAAAACTTTTTTAATAAACTTTCCTATGAATCCATGGCCATCTTTACAATCTTTTCTAAAACAATTAAAAATTGGAACTTCCAAAGAAATATAAAGATGATAATGAGATCTTTTTTGTGGGTATTCACAATAGGGACATGGGCAAATAATATTTGAAGATGTTATTTTTACATTCTCTTCCCCAAATACATCCTTTAACCTTTCAATAAATTCTTCCTTATAAATTCCAATCATTTTTTAAAAATCTCCGATTATCATTTCTTAGATGATAATATTAACATTTCCTTTATCATATTTCCAATCTCAAATATCATTGCCACAAAATGCATTTCATCAACAAGACAATCTTTATGATTATTGGCATATTTATTTATTATGACTTTTACATTGGATGGAATATTTTTATCTGCAAATAACTTTGTGTAAAGATTTGAATAATTTATATCTTTATTTGAAGATAATATATCAACTATATTGTGTAAATTATTGGAAGCTTTTCTTTTATTCTTTTTGATAAAATTTTGAATGATTTCTTTGACAAGTAAAATTATCTTATTTTCATTATCATCAAGAACATTTTTATCAATAAACAATTCAGTTCCTGATATAGATGATCTTTCAAGTTTATTAATTATTTTTCTTACATCAGGATAAAACATTTCAATTATTTTTTTGACATCTTCTTCTTTATATTTGATATTTTCTTTTTCTAAAATATTTTTACAAAAGATAAGCGTTTTATCAAAAGATATTTGTTTGAAATAATACTCATCGAATCTACTTCTAACTGGGTCTGGAATTTTATTTGGATAATTACATGTGAGAATAAATCGGCCTGACTTTTTTGAGAATTTTTCAATGATATATCTCAAAGACAAAAAGGCATCTGGAGATAGATTATCTCCCTCATCTATAAAAACAACTTTATAATTATCTTCTCCAAAAGGAGGGGAAACCAAAAATGGTTCAACAACTTCATCAATAAATTTAATTGATCTATGCTTTTTTGATGAACCACTTACAAATAGAACATTCTCCATTGGATGTTGAATTATTCCATTTGGACTGCAAATGATTAAAGCTAATGTTGTCTTTCCACCCCCAGGACTCCCATAAAATAAAAGATTTGTTAATTTCTTTTCTTTAAAATATCTTTCTATGCTTTTTCTGAAATCATCGTCGAGAATCATATCATCTAACGTTTTCGGTCTCCATTTTTCATACCATAACGATTCGACTCTTTCTTTAATTTCCATTCTTTCACTCCTTAAAAATCATTTTCAGTTTTCGATTATTAAAAAAGGGATTCCAAGGATCTTTTTTTTTTAAACTTTCTATGATATTGCATATTTATAAAAAAGGAGGTCGCCTTGAAATCCCCATGCTACAAACCATATCATTTACTTTTTCAAAATTCAACAGTTTTTTTGATTGTGTTGTTTTTGTTTTCATGTCTTATAATTAGTGATCAATAATTCATTTATTGATCCTCGTTTATTTCCTTTACAATTTATTATTCTATTGACACTCACTTTGTGTATATAAAATTCATTGAATAACTCATCAAAAAAGGTATCATCAGGATTTTTGTTCTTTGGATCTGAATTACTTAACATCAATTTTGGTTTTCTTTCAATGTGTAATTTATGAAAATACTCAGCCAATTGAATTTGTTCAGATTCACCAAAATTATATTTTGAATATAAAGTAAAATTAGATGTCTTGCTTATTGGTCTATATGGCGGATCAAAATAAACAAATGAATCTTCATCAATTTTGTGTTCAGTTGAATCAAAATTGCCAATGTTTATTTCAGCAATTTGAAGAATTTTAGAAAGACCAATAATATTTTTTCCATCTAAAATTTTAGGATTTTTGTATTTTCCAAAAGAAGCGTTAAATTCTCCTTTTTTGTTTAACCTAAATAATCCATTGAAACAAGTTTTATTTAAAAAAATTAATTGAGCCGTTCTTGATATCCAATTATCTGAATATCTCTGATAATCAATTTGTGTTTTTTGGAAATTAAAATTTGTTCTCACTTCATAAAAATATTTTTGTTGATTTTCTTCAGAAGATTTATAATATCGATTTGAGTGCGTCTTCAAACAATCTATCAAATCATCCGGGCTTCTTTGAATTACTTTATAAGCCATTATTAAATCTTCATTTATATCTGTCAAAAAAGCTGATTCTATTTTGAACTTTTGAGCTATGTCTATGAACACAGCACCACCGCCTACAAATGGTTCAAAATATTTTTTGATTTTGCCATTTATTAATTCTTTTGGATAATATTTTTGATATTGTTTTAATAATCGAGTTTTCCCACCAACCCATTTTATAAATGGTCTTATCTCCATTCATTGCCTCCTGATAAATATGGTTTTTATAATATTTAAATTCTAAATATTATTAATTATTATTAATTTTTCTTTTGCCCTCGTAATTCCAGTATATAGCCATCTTAAAATATATTTTTCATCCCACATATGACTTTTCTGATTAAATAAAATTACATTTTTGAATTCAGAGCCTTGACTCTTATGAACAGAAATAGCATAACCAAAATCAAAGTAGTATATATTTTTATACTCTTCATCTTCTTTCTTTTTGTAACTACTTTCATCTTTTATTATCAATTTTTCTTTGTTAAAACAGTCCCTTGAGATAATTAGTTCAATTTTATCTTCGTAAAAATCTGTGACCAAATTAACTTTGAATAATTTTTCATCCCAGATTGAACATCTCAAAACTTGAGCTATTTGTCCATTTTTAAATAACTCTTTATTTTTTAAACAAATTATTTTTTCTCCTGGATATATAATGTCTTCATCAAATCCAAAGCTTTCTCTTATTTTTCTATTTAACAAAACTCTGAATTTATTAAACGCACATAAAATGCAATTATCAATATTCATAAAATTTATTTTATAAAATTTTTCTTCAAACTCTTTATTCCATTCAAAAACTCTAACTTGATTTGAATTTTTTGGTATTATAAGTTCCCCATATTTTCTCAAATTTTCTGAGACTTTTAGAATATCTGAATTCTCAGAAACTCTTACAATTTCGGTTAACTTAATATCTGGGGTTTTTAAAATATTTGATTCTCCAGAAATTGGTGGAAGTTGAAAATCATCTCCAAATAATAAAATTTTTTCTCCAAATCTTTTTAATTCTCTAAGTATTTCTTCATTTAACATCGAAGCTTCATCGACAATAATCAGATCAAAAATACTTGAATTTATGTCTCTTGGTTCCCATCCTGTAATTACATAAACATATTCGCCTTTCTCATTCATTATTTTTTTATAAGCCGGTTTATAGACCAAAGAATGGATTGTTCCAACTGTGATTGAATAATCTGTAAAAACTTCAATATTATCTGTGTTTGCAAATTTATTTAATTTTTCATTTAAAACAACAACTGCTCGCCCTGTATATGACGTAAAAAATATTCTCAATTTCTTATTTGTCTTATGCAAATCTAAGGCAAACTTAGCAGCTATTGTTGTCTTTCCAGTTCCTGCATAACCAACAACTTTCAAAATATTATATGAATATTTTGAATGAAACCATTCATTGATTTTCGCTATAGCTTCCTTTTGATTTTCAGTCAATTCAATATTCATTTTTCACCTCTTTGAATAATATCAAATATTTATTCACAATTTATCATTTAATACTTTTAAAACAGCTTTTAACTTCTTTTCTATTTTATCAATATTCTCATCTGTTATTTTAGATTCTAGTAAATTTTGAAAATGAACAATAAATTTTGCAATTACTTCTGCTTTTCTCCCAGACCTAGGAGCATTTGGACATATCTTTTGTCCTGGCAATAATGGCGGGTGTTTCATTCCACATTGTGGACAATCAATTAATTCCATAATTCATTCTCCCATTTTGTTTTGATTGTTTATTCATTTATTTTTTGTTCAATATGCGATGATAAAATATTTTTTATTTTATCATCGCATATTCAAAAATGTCAAGAAAATTAAATTTGTAGATTCAATTTTAAACTTGAAATAAAATATATTTTAAATAAAAATAATAATTTACCCTTATTTTTTAAACTATAACTTGAAGAAATATATTTTAATTTGTATTTGTAATTACTATAATTACATTTAACTTGAAATATTCTAAAATTTAAAAATTGAATTTAAGGGGTCTATAATCCGATTCTGTGGCTTTTAAAATTGAACCTATATCATATCATTACTTTGGATTAAAACGCGATAATTTGGCCCTATCCGTTCGAATTTGAACGCGTTTTATTTGAAGTTGAATTGTAATTTAATCATGACTTGAAAACTTATTTATTTTTGATTTTGAATAAACATAATACAAGCATTTATTTTAACTTGAAAATTAGTTTAATCCATGATTTTAAAACACTCTAAATACTTGAAAATACAAATAATTCTCGCCCTAAATATTTATATAAAATTATTATAAAGCTTTCGCTTTATAGAAGTCTTAGAATAACTTGAATTAAATTTATTATATAATATTATATAATATTTTATTATTATTTATTT